GGGCACGGTCGCCTTTGCTCAACTGTCAGCAGTGGTGCCACCGTCTTTCCGAATGAGGGCCGCATGATGCCAGTCAAAGGGCTGAACACCGTTCGCAATAATCTCAAGGCGGTTTTCGATGACATCGCTGGGCCGATGACCGAGAACTGCCTGACAACCGTGCTGATTATCGGCGGCGGCTATGCGGACGCGTTGACGCCAATGGCGCTGAGCACCCTGGTAAACAGTCGATTTCGCCGTGTCGAGCGTACGGGTGACGGCTGGACCGGCCGCTACGGCTACACGGCCGCCTACGCAGCAGCGGTGCACGAGAAGCCGGGCACACTCAAGGGGACCAACACGCCGCGTAGCCCGGCGACCCTGGGCAACGTGTGGGATAACAGCATGGGGGCCAACGGTGCGGAACCGGGGTTTCTGACAAAGGGCTTCGAGCGTGACGGCTTGGCCGAGATCAAAGATGCGATCAAGCGAGAGATGCAGCTATGACCATTCCAGTTGAAGCGGTGAAAAATTGGCTGGAAGACGACCCGGCGTGGCTGAGCTATGGCTTTGAAGTGCACCAAGGTATTTGGCGCGACAATGCAACGAATGTCGGTAAACGGCTCTGTGTGCTGACCGCGATGCAACCGTCGAGTAGTAACAGCCTCGACATCCACTATGATTCCGTCCGGGTGATCCTGCTCAGTGCACGTAACGGCAATGCCGACACCAATCCGCTGCGCTCGATCGTTTACGGCATTCGCGACCGCCTTGAGACCGACAACCGCAATTGTGACGTGGTGCAGTTTCGGATGATTGGCGGCCCGGTCGGCCCCGGTTTTACGGTCGAGGAACGTGTCTGGTACGAGTTTACCCTGCGATTGATTATAGGCTGACGGCTTGCCGCCGATGCGTTAACATGATACGCGCCCTCTCGGGCATAACTGAACATCCAGATAGAGGGCAAGAAAATGCCAGTATGTGCCAACCAGCCCCTGACGGGCGTCGATTATGCGATGGAGTTTTTCATCGGCTGTGGCGACGTCAGACCAGACTCGGGCGACTACATCCCAATCGGCGGTTTTACCAGCAAAGAACAGACAGTTGAGTGGGACACGCTCGATTCGACCGACGACTCGTCGACCGGCAATATCAAGGACACCGCGGCGAGCTACCTCAACTACTCGCTGAGCGGCGACCTGAATGCGCGCGCTGCCGACGAAGTTGGCCGGTTCAACCAGATCATGCTCGTCAAGCACGTGATTCAAGGCACGGCTACCGGCGGCAAGCCCTACGCGTGGATCCGCCTGACTGGCCCGGATCTGACCTACGAATGCTTCATGATCATCACGAACATTTCGCTGTCGGCGCCAACTACCGACCTGGTTACCCGTTCGTTCGAAGCCTCGGCGGCCAACTCGCCGTTCGGCCTGATCGTGACTGACACTCCGGTGGTTCCATAATGGCCAATATCCCAGCAGTCCGCCCACGCGAAGCCGTGGGCTTTACGGTCGTGGCACCTATCGCCGTCGGCGTGTCCAATACCCTGACCTACAATCCTGCCTATAAGCAGGTGCTGTACGTTCGCAATGCCTCCGGCGCAAGCGTTACCTTGACCCTGGACGGCGCCGATGCTCCGGCCTCTGTCAAAGTGCCGGGCACCGGTTCGGCGTTCAGCACCGCGGCGGGAGCATCGATTGTTGTTGCGGCGGGTGCCCTCGTGGCCATCCCGCTCGAGAATTATCGTGCCTACCTACTGGGCGCGGTGACCCTGGCAGTTTCCTTGGCTACCGACGTTACGGCCTGGCTCGTCGGGGTGTAAATGCGTGCCCTGACCGCCATCGGCGAAGTCGGGATAGAAGCAGGGGGACGGTCGTATCTATTGCGCCCGTCCCTTTTTTCTATGTCCCAAATCGGCACGCCGGCCGATATCGTTGAAGCTACCGCAATACTGCTCAGCCCTGAGCCTGACAACGCCTATGTGCTGAGCAAGTTCCGCAAGGCGCGTTTCGAGTGGGCGCTGACCGTGCTCTATGCCTGCGCAGGGGACCAGGACCTGGGCGATTTGATCGGCGGCATGGTGCCGACCGGTCGCGGCCGAATCGCCTACGCAGCCGGCAAGATGCCGCTCTACGACATCGTGGCCCTGGCGCAGGGGTTGATCCGTCACGGTGTTATGGGTGACGTTGAGCCGGAGTCCGGGCGAGTGGGCGAGCCAATGAAAGAATTCAAGGCGGCGGAATACGTGGCTGCGGCGATCGCCCATCTCAACATGAGCGAGTCAGATGCGTGGAACATGACGATGACGAGTTTCGTACAGGTGATGCGTGCCAAGTATCCGCCGAAGCCCGGCCCTAAACCGATGACCGTGGGCGACGTTGACGCTACACTGACGCGACTTGCGAAAATCAACGCTCTGCGCTCGGGGAAAAAGTAAATGGCCGAAAATGCCGGCTCCATCTTCTATGAGGTCGATGCCAAGACCGACAAGGTTATCGACGCCGGCAAACGCGCCGTAGACACCCTCGACACTTTGCAGACCGCGTTCGACAAAACCGACCGGGCGGCCGACCGCAACGCCAAGACAATGGATAAAACGGCCCGCGCGACTGATAAGGAGGCCGCCGCGCTCAGCGCCCTGCTCGGGAAGATAGACCCGGTCGTTGCCGCTACCCGGCGCCTCGACGAGATGCAAGACCAGCTCAGCGCAGCATTTAATAAGGGGCAGCTGAGCGCGGCGCAATACCAGTCGTACCTCGCAAAACTCGATGCGCAATATAAAAAGCTTGATGGTTCCACGGGCTCTGTTGAGAAAAAGACGAGAAACTTCGGTACTTCGCTTACACCACTGGCCGCGGTCATTGCTGGCGTCATTACGGTTCAAACCCTCAAGACCTGGGGGCAGACGGCCGAACAGTTCACGCTGCTGGAAGCCCGAGTAACGCGCCTGAGCCCTTCTCTCACAGAAGCGGCTACCAATTATCAGGCGCTGTTGCGGATCGCCGCGCAGACCGGTCAAACGGTCCCGGCGACGGTTAAATTGTGGGAGACTTTGACGGCCAGTCTGAAAAGCCTCGGGGCAACTAACGATCAGGTTCTAGTGCTGACCGGCACCCTGCAAAAGATCGGCAAGATTGGCGGATCAAGCGCTGAAGAGACCGCGAGCGCCTTGCGGCAATTAGGCCAATCCCTGGCCGGCGGGACCCTGCGCGCTGAAGAGTACAACAGCATCGTAGAGCAGACCCCGGAGCTGATCAGGCAACTGGCGACGGCCTCGAAAATGTCGATGGGTCAATTTCGTCAGGCCATGCTCGACGGTAAAATTTCGTCTGAGCAGCTGTTCGACTTGCTCCTGCAGCGCGTTCCGCAGGTGGACGAGGAGTTTAAAAAGATTCCGCGATCCGCGTCGGATGCCGGTAACGCAGTCAGCGTAGCCTTCGGCGCTGCGCTGTCAAAACTCGATCAAGCAATAGGCGCAAGCCAACGACTGGCCCGCGCACTGGACTCGATCGCGCGCACGACCAATGATCTGGCAGGCAACCTTCAGGGCCAAGAAAAATTCAACACGCTGATCCGCGAACGTCAGATCGCCGAAGAGCAGTATCAGGTGCAGGTCGCCAACGGCTTGAAAACCACGGCGGCCGCTACTCAACTCCGTATTGATGCCTTGAACAAAGAAATCAAGGCGATGCAGGACGCACGTGTCGAAGAACAGAAACGAGAATCCGGCGCCGGGCCGGGCGCGAAACCTCGGGCCGCTAAGACCGACACGACCGAGGGCCAGAAAGCACTCGAACAACTGGGCGAGCAGAATGCCCTGCTGCGTGCGCAAGGGGAAGAGCGCGCCAAGATCGCAGCACTACAAAAGCTCGGGACTTCCGCGACTCAGCAGGAACGAGACCTGGCCGTAGCGCTGGCTGTTGACAACTACCGATTGAGCGAGGCCGAGAAAGCCCGCACCAAAGCCAAACGCGAGGGCGCCTCGGAAGCTTCGAAGCTTGAGACAAAAGCCCAGGCCGAAATTCGCCGCGCTGCCAAGGAGCGCCAAACCGCTGCCGACGCCGATCAAAAGCAGTTCGCCCAATTGGGTCAGGCGATCGCCAACGTTGGACAGACCGCGCGCGAGGCTGCTCAGGACGCTGCGCAGCTCAGCCTGTCCAAGTTTGCCACCCCTGATGAAGTACAGCGTATCAGGGACATGGCCGGCGCCCTGTACGACCTCAAGGGTGCACGGGCCGCATTGGCACAGGCAGACCCAATCGCTGCACAGTCGCAGAATTACGAGGATCAGCTTAAGCAGCTCCAGACCCTCAATGATCAGAAGTTGCTCAGCGATACTCGGTATCTGGAGCTCAAGGGTCAGGCCGAAACCGCTCATGCCGAGCAGATGCGTGTTCTGCAAGAAGAGAACTTCAAGGCTCAGGCGCTGGGTAACGAAATTCTGCTCAGCAGCATCGACGCCCTAAGCCAGTCGGCTACCCAAGGTATCGCCGGAATATTGTCCGGCACCGGCAGCCTGCAAGAAGCTCTCGGGGGGATCGCCAATACTGTGCTGAACACGGTAGTCGGGGCTTTCGTCCAAATGGGCGCCGACTGGGTTAAGCAACAAATCATGATGGCTGCCGCCGCACAAGGCACCACAAACGCCCAAACTGGCGGCATTGCCGCAGTAGCTGCCGCACAATCTGGCGCTACGGCAGCCATTGCAACTGAGACCACTACTGCGGCGGCCACTACCGGTACGGCGGTGTCGACCAGTATGGCACCTGCTGCGGGCCTTTCGTCTATCGCATCGTTCGGCGGTGCGGCGGTGATCGGGGGCGCGGCCCTGCTGGCGACCATGTTGCTCGCTAAATCATTTGGTGGCGGACGGCGCGCGGGTGGCGCGGTGTCGGGCAACAGCGTATATCGCGTAAACGAAGGCGGGGCACCGGAAATCTTCACGGCAGGCGGGCAACAGTACATGATCCCCAACCAGCGCGGCGAAGTGGTCAGCAACAAGAATTCGCAGGACATGATGGCCGGCGGAGGTGGCGCAGCCGCGCCGATCGTCAATGTCAACAACTACACCGGTCAGGCCGCTACGGCTACGAGTCGCTACAGTGAGGCCGACCGCGCTTACATCATTGACGTTACAGTGGGCGATGTAATGGGCGGCGGTAAACTCGGCAACGCAGTTAATAACGTGACCGGCACCAGTAGGAGGGGCAATTGAATCCACTTGATATTCTCCGGTCGAGCGGCGGGACCGACGTTGAAATCCCCACCATTGAGCTGCGCTCCTCTGCGTGGGCGGACTCGTTATTTCTATGTGCGGGATTTTTTGATCAGGTTTTTGAGCTTGAGGACGGTCGCGTAATCACCTTTCAAGCGAGCGGCCTGGATGCCACGTTGCCCAAGAAGGACAACCAGGGGTCGCAGGTGCTGGGGGTGGCGATTGATAATGTGCGAGGTGAGGCGCAACGCCGCCTTGATGCTGCCAAGGCTGCAGGCGTCGAGGTGTTGATGACCTACCGGGTCTACCTTGAATCAGATCCCACCGCGCCGGCCGAACGTCCAATGGACATGGAAGTTTTGAGTTTCAGTGCAAAAGGTCCTACGGTCGAATTGCAAGGCGGCTACTTCAACCTAATCGCTTCGGCATGGCCGCGTTTTCGGTATACAACCGATTTTTCCCCCGGGATCAAATACTTAACATGATCGACGTAGAAAAGTACCTTTTTACTCCGTATGTGAAGGGCGGCCGGGAATTGCACGGGTTCGACTGTTGGGGGCTGGTGCTGCTGATCCGTGCGGAGCTGGGACTGCCTATACTAGACGGGCCGATCGATGCAAACCGCGATAACCCATTGGCCATGCAGAGGCTCTATCGGTCGATCACGTCAGGGCCGTTAGAGCCTTGTGACGGCCTGCTGCCCGGCGACGTGGCCGCGGTATTCAAGGCCGGCGTTCTGGTGCACGTAGCGGTCGCGCTCGAAATAGATGGTAGGATTGCGCTCATTGAGACAAACCCCGGTAGCGGTGTACGGTGGATGCACTTGGACCGCTTCCTGCAGACCTATTACAAGGTGGCCTTTTACCGTGATCGAAATCTACCCGAACCTGCTTGACGGCGGCCCCTGTGACACTCGAACTACTGACCGCCGCATGTCGATTGCCGAGTGGCTGAACGATTACTGTGTAAAAACCGGTGGCTACAAGCCTGGCGATTACATGCCGGCGCTGATCAAGCTGGAAGATGAAATAATCGCAGAGCAGGAATGGCCAGCCACTTATTTTCGTCCCCGAGATCGTCTCGAAGTACGTGCCGTCCCTCAAGGCACGGACCCTTTTTCGATTACTGCGGCACTCTTTGTTGGGGTAAAAGCGGTGTTCGGCATGCTGATGCCGAAGCTGCCGGGAACGCCCAATACACCCGGGCAGGGTGAAGGCCTTTCGCAGGGCAGTGTTCGCGGTAACAAAGTAAAATTGGGCGAAGTCGTGCGCGAGTCTTTCGGTACGCAGCGCATTTACCCCGACTATCTCGTGCCACCACACAAATATTTCTCCGATAAACGCACTCAGCAAACTCGGTTCCTGATGAACATCGGCGTTGGGGCCTTCCAGATCAACGCGCTCGATGTGAAGATTGGCGAGACCGCGCTACTGGCCTTGGGCGCTGAGGCTGAATATCAGATCTACCCGCCAGGGGCGTACGTAGGGGCGAGTCCGTCGGCTGGCTGGTGGCACACCGCAACGGAGGTCGGGGCCAGCTCTACAGGGGCCGCAGGTCTTGAGCTGACTGCCTCCACTTCCCTAACCGCATCCGTAGCGGCTGCCTCGCTGGTCTTTAGCGGTTACACGATCAGTATCCCTGCAGGTGCTGGGGGTTTTCCTAGCGACTGGACTGTCGGGCTGATAATCAAAGTTGTCGCGCCCTACCCCTATACCGTAACCGACGGCGGCGGCAGCGCGCGCGATGTGATCACAGGCCCCCTTAGCATGCTCGCGCCGGTCGTAGGTCAGTCGATCGAGGTAGTCGGGACCAATGCCGGCCAGTATGTGATCAATAGTTGGGATGGCACAAATTTACGACTCGACTTCCCCGGCGGCGCACCTGCCAATGGATTGGTAACCGGTACAGGCGACGCGGCGATCGGGCCTGTCGGTTTAAGATTCAAGATCCTTGCCAAGAGTTCTTCAAGTATCACGGTGCAGCGTCTCGACTCTTCCGGGTCGCCTGATAGTTCTTTCCCGGGATTCAATGCCCTGACGACTAGTTCAGGGTCGATCAGCCTGGATTCCGGTAGCCTAGAAGGCGGTTGGCGGGGGCCTTTCGCCGCGTGCCCAGTAGGCGAGCTAACGCGGCTGGTAGAGATCGATATCTGGTTTCCTGAAGGCCTGGTGGGCTATAACGCCAAGGGCAGCCCCTATGCCCTGACGTCGACCTATGAGATCCAGTACCGCGACGTGGCAATAAGTGGTGGATGGACGACGCTCTCCAAAACCGTGACCGACGTAACGCCGGATCAGATCGGTTTTACTGAACTGATAGCGCTGCCCTACCTGATGCGTCCGGAATTCCGCCTGCGTAAAACCTATCCCCTGGTTGATGAGGTGGAATGGCGAAATAGGATCGAATGGCTAGCTCTTAAGAGCAATATTCTCGCGCCCGTGACCTACCCTGGCTGCACAACCATAAGTGGCCGGGTGCAAATATCCGATCGAATTTCAGCGCAGTCTGAAAGCCAGATTAACGTCATAGCGACGCGCATACTGCCGGTTCATAGCTTGGGTAATTGGAACCCACCAGTACCGACCCGTAAGCTTTCTCCGGCGGCCATGTACGTTATCAAGTCCGTGGGGCTGACTGACGTCGATATCGATCTTGCCGAGTTTGATCGGCTTTCAGACGGTGTTTGGTCGATGCGCGCTGACGAGTTCAACATGGCGATCACCGAAGAATCGACGGTGAAAGAAGTCCTGAACAATATTTTAGGCTGCGGTTTCGCCGAACTAACCCTGGACCGCGGCGTTATCAGGCCAGTTCGTGACGAAGCGCGAGCGACCCTTGAGCATGGGTACAGTGCACAGAACATGATCGACGATTTGAACATGGACTCGGAACTTAAATCGGATAATGATTTTGACGGTGTAGAGGTGACCTACACGGACGCCCGCACCTGGACAGAAGAGGTGGTTTACTGCCGCTTATCGACGGATCCGGTTCAAGGTCGGCGAGTTGAAAAGGTCACCGCTCCCGGGGTGACAAATCGCAATAAGGCCTATCAATTCGGCATGCGGCGCCGCAGGATTCACGAGTACCGCCGAGATACTTTCAATTTTTCGACCCCTGGCGACGCAATGAACAGTCGCTACCTTTCCTATTGTGCAGTGTCTGCCGACATTCCGGGGTACGGCCAGTCAGCTTTGCTTCTAGGCTATCTAGTGCAAGGCTTGATAGCCGTGCTGACCTCCTCAGAGCCACTTGACTGGTCGGCTGGGGGGGCATACGCAGTCGCAATCCGTCGACAGGACGGCACACTCTCAGGCCCCTATGCGGCTACTCGCATCGATGATTACCGATTGAGCATTCCACTACCAGATTTCACTCCCGATACAGACTGGGAAAATAATCTTGAGCCCCCTCATTTGCTTTTTGGCCCGGTAACTACGTGGATTTATCGAGTACTGGTTACCTCTGTTTCGCCAAAAGGAATTGAGGAGGCGTCGGTTGAAGCGGTGGGTTATGATGAACGCGTTTACCTCTCGGATGATGCCCTAGCGCCATGAACCCAGTTTATCCAGAAGGCTTGCCGCGGGGCCTACATTCCGGCCGAAAGTACCAATTGATTTCGCCGCTGATGCGCTCCGATCTGGCGAGCGGCCGGGCCCGACAGCGGCGTAAGTTCACCAGTGTGCCGGAAGCGGTAGGCGTGACCTGGCTGTTTACTGATTCTCAAGGTCAAGCCTTTGAGGCCTGGTGGCGCGACGCTTTGGTCGATGGGTCACTATGGTTTGAATGCCCGCTCGACCACCCTATGGGCTACGACCTTTACACTTGCCGGTTCACCGATGTGTATAGCGGCCCGGACCGAGTCGGCCCTAGCCTTTGGACGTATTCGGCCGAACTGGAGCTCAGAGAGCGCCCAGCGTTAGCATCGGGATGGGGTGAGTTCCCTGACTTCATTTTGGAGGCGGGCATTATTGACCTCGCTGTCAATCGCGAATGGCCACTGAACCAATGGCAAATTTATGCCGAGGTTTTTGACACAGCAATCAACGAGGATTGGCCACTGCCATGACCTACAACACTGGAAACCCCGTACCGTCTGACGATCCGCGTGACTTGGACGATAATGCTGAGGCGCTTGATCGATTCTGTAACTCGACTGCGTCCGCTGAACCGGATCGCTTTGGCGTGCAACGGAAAACCCTTCACGCCATTCAGGCGCTCTACGGCTCGAACTCGACAGCGCTTGACGCCCTCACTGGGGCCGCTGATCGTTTGCCGTACTTTACCGGTCCCGGCGCCCTGTCGTTAGCGACCTTCACGGCGGCAGCACGAGCATTGCTCGACGACACTACTTTTGCCGCCATGCTGACAACACTCGGCGCCGCAACACGTGGTGCCAATGGTGACATAACCTCAATCACCGGGCTGACTACTGCATTGACGGTCGCACAGGGCGGTACGGGCGTGACATCACTCGCCGCCCTCGTTACTGCATTACTGGGTGCAGGGGCTTATGGTCGGGCGAACATCCTCGGCACCGTCGGGAACAGTAGCGGCACGCCAACAGGCGCTATTTTTGAAACAGGTGGGACCGCTGGCGGGACAGGCGTCTATGTGAAGTACGCCGACAGCCGAATGACAGTGACTAAAACGTTGGCCATGGCGACCGGTTCGACCACAGCTCGAGGCACATTGTTCGCGTCTTCGTCTATCAGCGCAGGGAACTTCCCTTTTGCGTTTGTTGGCGAAGCGCCGCGCGTGCAGTGCTCCGGTACAGACAACGCCGGTAGTGGCTGGGCAGCCATGGACAGCGCCCCCTCCAGTTCGGCATGGGGCTCCTACAGCACCCGGAACACTTCTTCGTCCGGCACTGGCGGCACAATCTATCTACAGGCCGAAGGGCGCTGGTACTAAGGGGAACACATGACCACTTACAATACGCTGAACCCTATGCCTTCGTCGGCGCCAAAGGACCTGTACGACAACGCGCAGGTGATTGACGACTACGTCAATTCCGAGCTGCCGAGCACTACCGACCGTTTCGGTCGTCGCCGTGAAACCATGGCCGGTATGGAACAGGCGTTTGACGACTTCCTGTTGTCCAGTGGCTTTCAGGATATCGGCGACTATGACTTGAACGGACCTTTGACGATTACCCGGCGTAACCAGGTATTCACCCATGCGGGCGTTTATTGGCGCGCTGGCCCTGACCTGGTATTGCCGTACACAACCGTTAATAACTGGGCAACGGATGCGCCTAAGTTTGTCATGACGGGCGACACCACGCTGAAAGCGGATTTGGCAAGCACCAGTGGAAGCCTCGGCGCCACCCTCGTAAACGGTTCCGTGCGCACCGTGGCCAGCATCGCTGCATTGAAGGCTTTGCCTAAAACTGGCAGCCCGGTTGTATATGTGCAGAGCTATTACCCAAACGTCAAAGGTGGGGGCGGGTACTTCCGTGTCGATTTGTCGGACGTCGTTGGTCCGGCAAACGGGGGGACGATTATCCAAGCCAATGATGGCGCATTGTGGAAGCGGATCAATAATCGCCCATTGACTCTGGTCGACTTCGGTGCTGACGCATCTGGCACCACTGATGCCGTCCCTCAAATGATTGCGTATGCCACGGCCAGCAGTGAGCTTATTTTCCCTGAGGGTCAGTTTCGAATTAACTCGCCTATCACTTTCGGGCCGGGTAAAAATGTCACCTTTGAAACCAATGCCAGTGTGTTTGTCACGGGCACTGGCTCTGTTTCATTTCAGGGGGCTTTTCATTCTGTGGGCTTCGGGCGTCTGTTCTATGGCACCGGCCCCGTAACGGGCATTCGTAACGTGTGGCCGGAATGGTGGGGCGCTGTTGGCAACGGTGTCAACGACGACGTTTCTGCTTTCCAAGCGGCACATTCTTGCCTGATCAACACTTCGACTAGCCAAGGGGGGCCGCTGACCCTAAACGCAATGGCTAAAACCTACGCCTTCGGTCAGCCGTTTTCGTTTCAACCTGGGGCAACCAACAACCTGCGGTTTATCGGGGCAGGCTCTGGCGAAATTGGCGGCACCCGGCTGCGTCCGCTGTTGACCTTTACGAGCGGTCCAGTCTTCTACCTGCTCGGGCAGAACATCGCTACGGAGCAGGCCGGTGACTTCGTTGTCAAAGACTTTCGGGTGGCGCACAACCCAGCAGGCAATGGCGGGGCAACGTCCGGCATGACGGTGGGCACGCCGCTAGGCACTTATCGCACTGAGGGTTTTCACTGCAACGTGATCGAGAACGTGGTGGTGACAAACTTTACAAACTGCTGGGATATCGTTCACGCGCGGCTGATCGATTTCAACCGTTGTTCAGGTTGGGCCACTACCGTTGCAGGCGTTTCGAATGCTCTGCTGATCCGTCAAGCGGGTAACTTTACCGGTGATTTGCGTTTCAACAATTGCCAGTTCGTTTCGAATGAAGGTGTTGCGGGTAATGCGTCGGTCAAGATCAACTCGGATGTTGGCCTTTCGACCGGCGCACCTTTCAACATGATTGCCGGTATCAAATTCAACGAATGTGACTTCTATCAGTCGGACAAGAAAGTCATGCTACTGGCGGGAAGCGGCAGCCGTATCGCCGACATCTGGTTCACAAACTGCCAATGGGACGGTAACTCGAATCAGGATATCTACATTGCATCCAGCGGAGTAGGTTCCGTGGTTGATGACATCAACTTTGTGCAGTGCTATGTGGCGGGCGGAAACTTGAACCCGGCATTGGATCAGCTTCTTGCGTTCTCCAACGCGGGCGGCTCAATAGGGGGGATTTCGATTACTGGCGGCAACTGGCAGTTGGCTCAGGGCAAGACCATGAACTTCCAAGGGTGCGTTGGGGTTACTGTCGACGGCGTGATCATCCGCGACAACAACAATCAATCGGGGGCTGCTGTAGAGTTCGGTGCGTGCACCCGCTTCAGCTTTACGGATAACCGCCAAGACCGCGTCACTGGCAACTTCAGTAAGTACACGGTCCAGATCGGTTCAACGTGCAACGTCTTCAACGTCACCAATAACATCGGCGCGGGCATCGTCTCTACCGGTGTTGTAAATGACTTGACTGGCGCGGTTTCCAAGGTCGTAGCCAATAACCTCTGACAAACCGATAGCTTTGCGCCAGCCCGCAGCGTGGTATCATCCCCTAAACCAGAGGGGATGATCGCCATGCGCGAACAATGCACGGTTATTTTTTGGGCCTGGTTATGCGCGATCGGCGGGGTCATCAACCCTTTCGCGGTCGCTGGAGCCCTCATAGGGACTTGCTTTTTACTCAGCCGACCATCGGCCACAACGCTTGGGCAAAAGGTCTATCTCGGCCTTTTTTCTTGTGGCATGGGGTTCGGCGGCGGGGTGTTCTTCTACCCTGGCGGGCCGCCATGGAACGAACAGGCGATGTTGGTGTCGGGTGGTATTGCAGCGCTCATTGCGACAGTATTCACCGCAGCAGGGGCAATGGTAGAGAACAAGGCCGGGCTGCCGAAATGGGTAAACGATATTCTCGGCTATGTCCCGTTCGTTAAGCAACGGAGCAACAGCGATGGACCTTGATACGATCCTGATGTGGGTGCGCTTCTGTATCCACGTAGCGACATTCCTGATCATCTATTGCTATCGCCCTAAGGGTGCCCGACAGCGCTGGGGGGTATCGATACTCGCCATCGTATTGGCGGGTAGTTCCGTCGGTTTCGCGGTCTTCATAATCTCCGGAGTAATCAGCCCGACCTTTGCGGCACCCCAATGGTTGCATATTGCCGGCTGGGGAGCAGTGTTAGGACTGGTGGCAAAAGCTCGGGGTAATGTCGCCAAGATGGTTTCCCCTCGCCAAGAAAGGTCGGCCCAATGAGCTATCCAAAAGCCGCCGTCCAAGCCGCATTCGATCTGCTTCCGGCCAAGTTGAACAGTCGCGAGCGCCGGATCCTCATCGCCGCCACCGGCTATCAGGAAACGTCCTACCTTACCCGCTTCCAGTACAACAACGGCCCGGCGCGCAGCTATTGGCAGTTCGAGAACGGGCGGCTGGCGGCCATCAACGGCGTTTTGAATCACAAAGCCACCAAGGCAATGGCTCGATCGGTGTGTGAAGCGCGCGGCGTTCAGCCTGAGCGCATGGCCGTATGGAAAGCAATGGAAACAGACGATGTTATTGGCGCAGCGTTCGCCGCCATGCTCATCTACACGGATCCTTTCGCCATGCCCACGACCAAGGAAGCTGGCTGGACGATGTACGCTGATCGCCTTTGGCGACCGGGCAAACCGCATCCTGAGAAGTGGACCGAGTCTTGGGCCTTTGCGCTGGAGCATGCTTAATGTGGCCGCTCGTGCTGCGATACTGGAAGCCGATCGGCGTTGTGCTATTGGTTGCCGGTGTGTGGCTTCACGGTGACCACCATGGGGCTGATCAGGTGCAGGGCAAATGGGATCAATCGGTCGCCGAGATCGCCGCAGCTGATGCGGTAGCGCGGGCTGATGCCGAGCGTATTCAACGAACCGAAGAACAGCGCCGTGCAGATTGGGCGGCAGGGGTACAGCGCGATGCAACTCAAGCACTTGAGAAAGTCCGGACTGATGCTGATGGGGCTCTTGCTGATGCTCAGCGGCTGCGCGGCGAACTCGCCAACCTGCAAGCCCGACTCAGTGGAACCGGCAAGGCTAGCGGCACTCCCGTCAGCAGCGCGTCAGCAACCCGCGCCGCAATGGTGCTCTCCGACATGTACGGAAGCTGTCAGGGCCGACTCACAGAGCTCAGCAGCGCGTTTGAACGAGCTCGAATAGCTGGGCTTGCGTGCGAGGCGGCTTATGACGGCCTGCGCAATAACCATTGATCGTAAAGGTTGTCGATTACTACCTTGGGATCGTTTGCGGCGTACCGAATGCAATTGCCCGTGCCGCCCGTCGAGCCGTCCCATAACGCGCAAAGGCGGTCTGCACGATCGACCATCCACTCGTTACGGACCTGCATTTTCTCGGGATGGTAACCACCCGTGGAGACAACCGTAACGCTCGCGCATCGGTCAATGATTCGCTGCCACTGGGCACGAGCTTTAGTCGGCCATTGGCTTTCTTGACCTTTAAATGGCACTGCTGCATGAACCGGCAGGCCCAGCAATAGGGCTGCATCAGCAAATGCCTGATCCCAGCCAAGCGCCATGCCCGAGATTACCGAATCCGGGCCTAACCGCGCCAAGTAATCATATGCCAGCTGGGTCAAAGGCAGGTGCATATTATTGCCATAGCCGCACCCGAGTTTGCTCGGCCGGTGGCCAGTCGCTGCGATCACAAGTCCACTCACAACACCCTCCCAGGCTTTGCGGCTACCACCGGCCGAACCGGCGGCTTCTCGCCCACCAGTGTCAGAAACTTGGCCGGCGTAACGCAGCTGTAGCGCGGCGTTTCCCCGAGCTCGATATTATAGCGGTTGGCTTCGACGGCCAGGTCGTAGCACTCGGCATCGCTGCGCACTTCCATCCGCGCGGTGACGTCCATGTAACTGCATACCCGGTCGCCGCCGTCAGCGGCATTGCACAGGCCCACGACCAGTAACAGAGTTAGCGCGCTCATCGTCCCGCCCTCAAGGCTGCCAGTTTACGGGTCAGGTCCATCGACGCGCGCTTGGCTGCGGCGTGGTGCTTTGAGCGGAAATATGTCCAGTCGCCACGGCCCGCGGCGGAACACGCTACCTTGCCTTCTGCCAAAGCCATGCGGCGCTCCGAACGCAGAGCCAACAGGTGGTACTCGGTACGTTTCAATTCAATCAGCGCTTGGTCAATTGCGAGGTCGGTAATCATTGTGCACGCTCCAGTAGTTCGGTCCGCACGATCTTGATGTCGAGAGGCGCGTCGAAACCGAGTTTGACGTTACGGAAGTTGATCGAAATAACGGCAATGGTCAGCGCCGCGGTGCGGGGGCCAGTTGGGCCGCAGTCGTGGTAACTGACCGGGAACGCCTCACCGACATTCACACGGGTAACTAGATTGCCGCCAAGTGGATCCGTCAGCTCGAACTTGACCTGATCGCCGCCGACGTAAGCAACAATCAACGTCATAAACAGGCCCGGGAACATCTCGAGGCGCACGCACTGCCCGCCTTTGCGGGTAAGGATCAGCTTGCTCATTATTCGGCCACCTTGCAGACGTAGAGGGTTGAGTCGTCGCGATCGTTCAGCTTGTCGGCGGCCGCATAGCACAGCTCCGGGCCTTCGGCGGTGAAATACGCGGCTTTGCTTTCCGGCGCGGTGCCGGGCGCTGTAGCGATGAGGATTGCAGTAACGACGGCGTACATGGTTCAAGCTCCTAGCGTTGTGGTTGTACTGGCAAAGCCCCAGTTAATGGGCTTGAGGTGGGCGTGGTTGGTTAATCGTCCCAATGTTCTTCAAGCTTCTCTCGCTGATCTTGTGCGGCGAACTCTATGTCTTCCATCGCCGATTGCCGTTCGCTTGGCGCAATGGTCACGTCGTTGGCGAGCTTCTTGATTGCTTCAATGATTTGCTGTTTGGTCATTTTTAAACCCTGTTGGTCAGTACGTTGCAGCCCACGCACGCAGTTCGGCGTAGCTGGTGAATTGGTGAACGCAGCAGTCTACAAGCCAGCTCTGCGCATGGACGACGTACACGCCAACTTCAGGGCAAGTGATCTTTACAAACCACAGCTCGTTTTTGAATTGCTCGGCTTGGCTGTGAGTCATCTCGTCTTGCTCCGTTGTTCGTTTCGATAGAGCTAGATTATTCGTCTTTAACTTCCCTGTCAAAGACTTTATGCATACCGTTCGTCAGTCTTTATGGTATCGCTGCCCCTCCCATCCGGCGGCACGGATTGGCCAACCGAGAGCCCACTCGGGCAGGTCTGTCAAGATCGCCTCGAACTCCTCAAGCGAGCCCCAGCCATCGGGTACCTCCGCTGCTACTTCGTCGTGCACGCGCAGGACCACCGGGTAACCTGCCGCCTCGAGCTTGACCACAGCATGGGCCATGATGTCGCGGGCGGTGGCCTGAACAACGTTTTCAAATAGCCGGCCGCCGTAGGTTTCCATCCGCACCCAGCCTTTTGCGCCCATCTTGGCGTTTGTGTTCCAAGTCATATAGGTGAGCGAGTAGCACTCGACCCAGCCGTCGCGCTTGGCGCCGTACCATAGGCGCGGCTGGTGATAGGCCATGCGCCGGCCGCTGAGCAGCGTGCAATAGAGCACGTCGTCGATAACCTGGTAGGTGATGCCGCGATAGCCGTGCACGCTGCCGGGGCTCAATACCGCCTGAACCGCCGCACCCTCAAGGCCGAACATCTCACGGCTCGTCGGCGCCCAGGGCACGCCGCGATACTGGCCGCCCCACATTTCTTCGAATGCCGGACTGGCCTTGCGCCATGCCATCCACACCTGATCGGCTTCTTTCTTTTCGCCCTCGAAGCCAAACGCGAACAGTGCACCGCTGAAACCGCCGAAGCCCAGGCCCAGCTCAGCCGGCTTGCCGATCTTCTGGCGATCAGGGTGCTTCTTGAAGCCGTTGGCCTGATACCACTCGTAGGTCTTACCGGTAACGCCCGCGGCACCGTGGAGGTAGATGTCCTCCTTGCGCTCGAACGCCTCGACACGCCACTGCTCGCCGGTCAACACCGCGGAGACGACCGCCTCGATACTGGCGTAGTCCGAACAGATGAGCCGGTAGCCCTCGCGCGCCACCAGGAGCGAGCGCACAACGCCGGAGATGCACAGCAGCGCATCGCCAAAGAAATATTCGAGGGCAGACATGGAGCGTAAGCTTAAAATCTCAAGCACGTACTCGACGCCCTGGTAGCACCAGCCGCGTTCTTTACCCTCGTCGTTCGGCAATTCGGGGCTTGTTTCTGTGCTGAACGCCGCCGAGCAGGCGCACCATGGACAGTTATCCAGGTGCTTGGCGTAGGGTCGGCGGCAGATCCCCTGATTGTCGCACCAGCGCAGGTCCGGCCCGGCCTTCGGCAGGTTGCCGGGCTGAACGTCGGCGTGGGTGTCGCGCCCGGTGCGGGCCCCGTGGTAAATGAACAGGTCACACAGCCGAGCGTCGCGGCTCGCGTGATTGGCCATCGAGAAAACTTTCTTGACACTGGCCGAGGCTGTCAGCCCGCGAATCTCCAGCACGCGGCCGACCGGATGCGCGTAGTTGTGGCGCTGTTCGTAAAGGAATTCGAGCTCTTCGGCCGCCAGGGACTTCACCGGCCGGCCATCACTGCCGCGCACGCCGTTATCGGCCATCCACTCGACAAGCTTTTTCGCCTGACTGGTGCGCAGGCCGATCAGGTTAAACATCTCCTCGTCATAGGCCTTTAGCACCTCGTTGACGACCGCCATGCAATCGCGCACGGCCGACATGTCGACGCCAATACCTCGGCGGTTGATGGCCTGGTCAGCCAGCCAATAGGCGAGCTCCTGCGGAGGCAGGTCGGGACAGCGCGCCGAGACGTGGCCCTCGACCGCGATATCCGTCTCGCAATAGTCGTCAAGCTTCAGGGCGTCCGCCGGCTCTTCACTGGGCAGTACGCGCCAGCGGGGATCTTTCTTCGTCGGATCCTTGGGCCAACTGAACAGTTTAAGGAGGCGCTTACCGTCAGCGTCCTTTTGTGTGTCCAGCTTCAGGGCCTGCCCCACATCGGCTAATGAGGAAGGCAGGCCGAATGCACGCGACTTGGCAGCCGAACAGCGCCAGAGCTTCGGATCGATCGATGGCCAACCGTATTTTGGAACGCAGACCTGTTCCCAAATCGTCTGTTCGAACCCGGCGTTGTGCGCCTCGCAAAGCTTACCGGCGGCAAAATGGTCGAACAGGTCCTGGGGCAATGGTTGGCCGGGCTTCCATCCCCGCTTACCCCGGCCGTCTTTCAAGTCGTATTTGAATGTCAGCACCTCGGTCGAGGGATGCTCCGCGTAGACGCGTACGCCGATCACGCCGAGGCCCTTCTTGCCCTGTGCCGCACCCGGCGGGCCGGTCCAATAGCCGAGCGGTTTTTTAAGGGTGGGGCCGCACCAGTGGAAGCCGGCGGCGCTATAGGTCTCGAAGTCGCAGTCTGCAATGACAGTGCTGATACCCGGGCCGACCGGGATTTGAAAGCCGTAGGGCAGCGCAGGAGGTGGCGGAGGAGCGAGCATGGCTATTCCCTTACGAAAAACGGCCCCCGTAGGAGCCGCTGGATATCGGTTGAAGTTTACGCGCCGACCCGGGCGCGCAACTGGGCTTCGGTGAGCACTTCGTTAGCAGCATTATAGAAGCTGCCAGGTGCTTGCGGGTGCGCATACCAGCCGGCAGGCGGGAAAGGTGCTGCGGCAGGTGGTGGCGGAGGCGGTGGGGTTTGATCGGCGCCCATGTAGCCGGTGTGCGGTGGAGGCGGCGGCTGATGCGCGGCTGGCGCTTGCTGCTGAGGCGGAGGCGGTGGGGTTTGCTGTTGCTGACCGCCGCCAACTACGGCGCCGAATGCTGCCTTGACCTGGTCTTTCGACATGCCCGCAGCGCCGATGCTCAGGCGTGGCGCGGTGCCGTCGATGATCTGAACACCGTCGAGGCCGAAGTTAACGCCCTTCTGCACGTTGTCGTATGCATAGGCGTGCACCAGCAAACGTACCTTCGTGCCGTTGTACATCAGCGGGCCGTAAGCCATCGGCTGCATTTCAGCGCCGTCGATGCTCATCACGACCGGAGCGCCTTGTTTCGTGCCTGCGCTGAAGCAAACCCAGTGGGACGGAATTTCAGGAAACTTGGCCGCATCGATCACGCTGATCGGGTTGTTGCCCGGGCGCTGCAGAGTAACGCCGGGTTTCTTGCTTTCGCGCAGCGCTTTCTCGTGCAGCTGTTTCAGCTCGGCCACTTCGGGCGCAGCCGGGTCGACGGCAATACGCAGGTTCCATGATTTGCTGCCGTCCTTGTCGCTGATATCCGGGTTAGTCAACGCTTCCCAGATGACGATGCCGTCACAGGTAATTACGTGAGAATCATCAGTCCAAGCCATTTATTTTGCTCCAAATACGCGATGTGCGAGAGTGTCAGTCCGGGCGATCAGTTTGACCGATCCGGGGTTGGGTTTAGCATATTCTTCTATGAGTGATGCGTCAAAGCCTTTTACAGCTTTTTTCAACAAATCGATAGCCTGGTTCGGTGTAACCGGCTCCTGCTTCTTGCGCAGATCAGCGCCGAGGCAGTCACCAAGCGCGAAAATATCCTCCGGCGGTACGAGCCAGTGCTTGCCACGACCCGGCTGCGGTGACATGGCCCAGTCCGGGCAATGCTGACCGGCTTCAATGCCGTGCTGCACCTGCTCACGCAAACCGCTTGCATGGGCTTCCAGTTGCGCCAACGCCGCCTCGACAAACTTCAGCTCTAGGCCTGCAGCGTCGAGCGGCATTTCGGTCGGCCAGCTCCGGTTGATCCAGTCGATGTTCGCCCCGGCATTGGTGCGCAGCGTGGGGCAAGCACGGCGCCCCGGACAGTCTCGGCACCAGGGTCCAACTTTCGGACGGGCGCTGAGCTCGTGCGTAATGGCGTCTAGCGCCGACTCTTTCATCTTGGCCCACAACTTGCGCAGCTCTTTGCCGGTCGTCTCCCACGTCTGACTGGCCGGCCGGTTGTAGAAGCACCGCGGCTGAACGATGTGGAAAAACACCTTAGCGTTATCGATCTGCTCATCGGTCAGCTGCAGACGCTCGCACTCACCGTAGAAATACGCGGCCAGTTGCAGATTCTCGAACGGGCTTACGGCGCGGTGCCCGAACTTGTAATCGATCATGTGCCACTCGCCGCACAGCTCGAGCAGGTCGATCGATGCGTCCGACGTGCCGAACATGACGTGATGAATCCCGCGCATTTCTACGCGCTCTTCAAGCCGGACCCGGCCCATGGCGTCGTGCCGTTCTGCGATCGAGCGCACTTTATCGACGAACTGCTGGGCCCCCTCGATCATCTCGTCGCTGATCAGGATGCCCTCGGATGTCGAGTCACCTACAGCCGGCTCGATGCCGTTGAGCATCATCAGCCAAACCTCGTGCGCCGCGGTGCCCTCCGGCCCTGACGGGTCTTGCGTCAGGGCCGGAAATTGTTCACCGAGCGCTACCGACAACGGGCACGGAACCCAGCGGAAAGCACTCGACGGAGCTAGGCGGCTATGCGCGCTCACTCTTCCCCCGAGATGGCTGACAGTGCGTCATTCAAGGCACCGGCAATGGACGGATCAGCTTTGACGGCTTTCAGGAACTCGGTCATCGAGGCCAGGCCTACCAGTTCAAGCGCTTGATTGCGCTCTTCGATCGGCATTTTGTTGGCACGGCTGAATACTTGTTGCATGGTTACCTGATTGGCCGGCGGCGCATCGGCTTGCGGCTCGGCAAGAGGTGGCGGAGGCGGTGGGGTATCGTCGCGCGGCGCAGTGTTCAGCGGCGGTGGAGGTGGCGGAGTGTCGTCGGATGCCTGAGCGCCGCCGGCCATCTCGGCACGGACGCGGGCCTCTACCTGTGCACGCACTTCCGGGTCACCGCCGCGGATGTAGCGCCAGGTTCCGTCCTGATTTTTATTCTTGCTCGTGGAGTGGATTTCGGCGATCCACGGTAGGCCGTTGGCGTCCAGTTCGGTCGGTGAGCCATTGGCGTCGGTTTGCGCAGTCGCACCAGCAAGCGGCGGCGGAGGCGGGATTTGCGACTGGTCGCAGGCACCAGGCGCATCGTGGGCGTTTCCCGGGTTGGCCGGCAGGACGGCGATATGATCGAGCTTGACGTCGTACGCAACAGAGACCGCGGTCGATTTGCCGCCGTCTTGATCGGAAGCGATCGAGCTGAGCATGAGCGCCACGGCGCGCAGGGTGCTCGGGGTTTCGTCTGCAGGATTGATGGTGATTTGCATGGTCGGTTTACTCACTTATTGACGTAGAAGGGGTTGAGGCGCCCGCACAGCTGCGGAACCGGGGAAAGATGAACACCGCGTTTTCCGATGCCGTGAGCCCAATTTGCGTTGGTGCTCGCGGCCATATCGCGCTGCAGCTTTTCGGCCCGGGGTTGGCGTTTAGCATGCGCAGAAACGATAAGTTGTTTCTGAATAGCGTCAGCATTGACAATTCCTTGATGCCAGTAGCGGCCCACTTCGGGCGCCATGCCCCGGTAGGCGAACGGGTTAGCCGAGGGCCGCTGACGGCGAAGACCGTAAGACGTAATACCGGTCGCCGCACCAAGTGCATGGCCGAGCAGCGCCGCCAATCCTAAAATTCGTTTCATTCTTCGATTCCTCGGTTGTTTTGCTTGACTGAGGACTGCAAGGTATTCATCCTTGACGGTATTGTCAATGGGGAATTTTTCAATGAGTGCATTCGACTTCAAGGCCAGTCTATTGGCCGGGGCGACGCGGACGCCCGTCAGTCTTCGCGGCTACCAACAGAAATGCGAGACCGGCATTTACCTCGAGTGGGACGTCGGCCATCAGAACGTTTTATGTGTCATCCCGACCGGTGGTGGCAAGACTCGGCTTATCGCCTCGATCATCTCCAAGCACCAGGGCGCCGCCTGTATTTTTGCCCATCGCAAAGAACTGGTGGGCCAGATCGCCGCGACGCTGAATGAGTTCGCAATCCCCTTTCGACTGATCTGTGACCCGAAAGACCGCAAAACGATCATCAAGTCGATTCTTAAAAAGCAGGGCGTCTGCCACCACAACACCAATGCGCCGATCAGCGTGGCGAGCGTGGGCACCCTGTGGCGTATCCCCACCGGCAAGCAGGCCGCGCAATATGCCAAATACTTCGCCAGCGTCACGTTATGGGTGTGCGACGAGGCCCACCACCAGCAAGGCGACGGCGATCCCAACGGCAAGGGCAACCAGTGGGCCAAGGCCGCGCAAATCTTCACGCATCCGCAAGTAAAAGGCTTGGGCGTTACCGCCACGCCGGCACGGGCGGACGGTGGCGGGTTGAGCCGCGACAGTGACGGCCTGTTCGACGCCATGGTGATGGGCCCGACGCTGCTGGAGCTGTTCGAGGACGGGTATCTCTGCCCGTACGAGATTTACTCGGTGCCCTGCAAAGTTGCCTACGAGAATATCGCGATCGGTTCCGGGGGCGAGTTCGTGCAGGCCAAGTTGATCGCCGCCGAGGAGGACGCCGACCTGGTTGGCGATATCGTCGAAAAATACATGCAGTACGCACCCGGCAAGAAAGGTATTTGCTTTGTGTCGAGCCGTGCTAAGGCTGAGGAGACGGCAAAGCGATTCCGAGATATCGGCGTGCCGGCGCTGGCGCTCGACGGCGAGACGGACCCGGAGATACGCGATCAGGCGGGGCAGGATATCGAAACCGGCAAGCTCAAGATGCTCGTAAACGTGGGCATTTTCGGGGAGGGCAACGACCTCCCCGCCCTTGAGGTGGTAATTCTCGGGACCGGCACCGCCAGTCTGCCGCGCTTTATGCAGATGGTCGGCCGACTCTATCGCCTGCTGCTGACCGACGAGCAGAAGATCGGCTATGACGCTCTCGACAGCGCCGGGCGCCGGGCGCGTATCGCGGCTAGCCCTAAACCCTTCGGCATTCTCATCGACCATGGTTCGAACATTATTCGGTTCAATGGGCCGCCAGAAGCGCCGCACCGCGTATGGCAACTGGGCCGATCAAGCCGCCGCTCAGTTGCCGGTGAAACAGTGCCCTACCGCGTGTGCGCAAACCCTGGTCTGCGCCTGGCCAACGCCGCCGGCCCTACCTGGTCTGCATTCCGTGATGTGGGCTGGACCAATAACGCGATGCTGGCCGCCGGACACCTGACCGAGATCCCGCTGCCCTGCGCGCAGCCCTACGAGCGGATCTATAAAGCCTGTCCCCACTGCGGGTTTTTCCCGGAACCCCAAACCCGGACCGATCCCGAGCACGTCGAGGGCGACCTCGAGCTGCTAACGCCAGAGAAGTTGGAAGAGCTTTACGCCACGGTGCGCAAAGAGCTGCTGCCTTTGGAGCAATACAACCAGTACCTGCTGCAGGTGCGCACGCCCAATATCGGCATCTCCAAGCTGATGAGCCAGCATGGCGAGAAACTGGCCGAGATTGCCGAACTGCGCCGGGTGATGGGCTTTTGGGGCGGTTGGCGCAAGCACCAGGGGGACACCGACTCGATGATGCAGCGGCGGTTCTTCCACCTGTTCGGCGTGGACGTGGTCAGCGCTCAGGCTTTGAAGCGTGCAGACGCCGAAGTCCTGCGGCTGCGCATCGCCGAGAAATTATTGCTTGACGGCATCGACATAGCCGAATACGATCAGGCTTCAAATCAATAGGAGCAACAACAGTGAAAGCATTTAATCGTTTTTGGATCTGGTTCGGCGTTCCCGCAATTCTCGGTGGCGCCGCCTATATGCAGAGCGCCGACCTGGCACGCGTAGCCGCGGTTCTGATGTGGGCTGTGCTGCTGGCAGTCGGGTTTACCACGACAGTTGCTATGACCGCTGTACTCCTTATGAAACCTACCGATGATTGCTGGCAGGAAAGCAAGGCGGCTTGGTTTAAAGACCGTCCGGGGGCTTTCGCTAAAGCGATCAGCTGGTCGTCTTTACTGATTACCGTAGTGCTGGCAGCTTTCACCGGGTTTGCTGTAACTGCTGGGGCCTACCTGCTCACTTCGTTGTGGACTCGGCTCGCTGTCAGTCTGATCTACTCTCATTTTGATAAGAATGATGCAGGGGTAGCGGGCAAATGACCGCGGCGGCTGCCGACAAGGTCTATAGCGAATACGCGAACGGGGTTCGCGTTGTGCGTCACAAACCTGAGCGGTGGCCAAAACACCGCAGCTACGCCGTCGAGGTGCTGACTTTAAGTGGTAAGTGGGAGGACGCCTACCATTGTCCTTGGGACTACTTGGGCAACGCTCGAGGAGCGGCGAAATACCTTTCAGAAAACCGGGGGCGCTTGTTATGACCCCGCCCTGCTACAAGTGCGGAAACCCTGACGTTGTCCGTCTCAGTACGCGTCAGGTTGTTTACTGCCCGGATTGCAACAAATACACACGCTGGCGCCTGAAACCTGGACAGCGCCGGCTCATATCGTCCAACCGTGGAGATAGAGCAAAATGAGCCAATTACACGACTGGTTTAACCGTCACGACGTCAGCGACCATGCCCGGGCCGAATTCATTCAGCTGTTCGGCTTCACGCCCGACACGCCGGTCGAGCTGACCGGTAAGAATGAGGCGTATGTACAATCGGCGATCCGCCTGGCCGCGCCGACCGCCGGGTATCTGCTCGGCCGCAACAACAACGGGGCGCTGCCCGACGAGCGCGGAGTCCCGGTGCGATACGGCTGGTTGAATGACTCGGCGCAGCTGAACAATGTCTGCAAAACTGGTGACCTGCTAGGGCTGCAATCGGGCTGGTTTCGAGACTTCGAGACCCTGGAGCCTGTCAAAGTCGCGGTGTTCAGCATGATCGAGTGCAAGCGTGCGAACTGGGCCTATAACCCGAACGACAAACACGAGATTGCCCAGTTACGCGCTATCAACATGGTAGCGGCAGCCGGGGGCATTGCGGGCTTCAGCACCGGGCAACTACCGGCGGGCGTTCGCTTTCCGGCACTCACCAATCAGGCGCCGCAATTATGATGGGGCCAACCTGGGCGGATGTCGCCGGCAACTTCAAGAAGACCGAGCGCCGTGATGTGCCCCATATTTATGGTGACCGTTTTAGTTGTCCGTTCTGCGGAAAGCTCGGTTACACGCGTCTGCTCAAGCATGCCACCGGCCACCGTTGCAACTGCGGCGCGCTCTTCTACACGCAGCAGGCCGTCGCCGTGCACTTCAAGGAGCGCGAGCAATGACCGTCTACGTGACGCCATACGACCGAGCGCACCCGGCCAAGTTGCCTACGGCGCCGAGCGAAGATTGCGGCTTGCCGGACCTGGAGGCCGCTGTCGAGATGTTCGGTGATGACTGGCTGAGTTGGCATCCCAGGCTGATCACCTACGCGGATTTCGCCGTGAGTGATTTTGTATTAAGGCTTGAACCCTGACGCATAAAGGAATAGTCTTGCGCCAAATGAGCAATAGCGAGTCTCTATCATGACGACCGAAGTATTCAATGCCGCTGTAGCGGTCGCCCGACGAGTCGGGTATCGCAATATTACCCGAAAGCTTGTAGCCGAAGAGCTCGCCGCCCAGCCGGATTGGGGTAAGGACGTGGCGCGCACCACCAATTGGCTGATCAACGAGGGCAAGATGGCCGAGCTGATCGATCAAATCGTCGAGGCTAAAGACCGGCTGGCCCTGGTGCCAGGTGAGCGGGTGCCCACGCTCTCCAACCTGTGGAAGAAACACGACCGCGCGGATATTGTGCAGACCGCCTACCGCAAGGCAGTCGCCGATGGGCTGTACTCCCTGTCGCTGCCAAAGGTGGCCGCCGAGACCGGCTTTAGCGTCGGCACCCTGCGCAATTATTTCGGCAGTGTCGACGGTCTGCGGCAGGAGGTGGTGGCCCTGGCCCAGCGCTCGGGCAACAACTGCCTGGCGGCAGAGTTCAAGATCGGCCAGCAATATGGCAGCCCTGAAAAGATCAAGGCAGCCGCGGCAAAATAGCTTGACGCACAACACAAAGACGAATAGCCTATCCTCTGTAAGTTCACTCCTACAGAGGATTTTTATTTATGGCACACGAATTTAAACCGGGTGATTTGGCGCTGGTAATCAGCTCGCTGACGTGTCCTGAGTGTGTAGGCTCAGTGGTTACCTTGAAAACACTACACCTAGTGGCACCCTTGGAAGGTAGCTCGAGGTATTATCGCGTAGCGGACGCTGACGAACTAAATTGCATTCGAGGCTGGGAAGTCGAACCGAATCAGTTTTTTCCTGTAGGTTATGGGGCGCTTGAGCGCAACCTCATGCCACTCAAAGGCGACGAGCAACCGGCGCAAGTGCGTCAAGCCGAGCGTGTGCAATGAGCCTCGTACGTCACGCCGTTACACCACTCTGCGCCCCGCGAAAACGCTTCTCGACCGCTGAGTCCGCTCGCGCTGCCGGCGTACGGGCCGGGCGCCTGGTTGAGCCCTGCCACCATTGCAACGGATGGCATTTGGTATGATTGTGCACGTAGGCGATTGCCTGGAATCAATGCGAAAAATGCCCGATCAGTCGGTGCACTGTTGCGTAACAAGTCCGCCATATTTTGGCTTGCGGGACTACGGCGTCGACGGCCAATTGGGCCTAGAGGCTACACCGGAAGAATATGTGGGCGGTATGGTTGAAGTTTTTAATCAGGTACGCCGCGTTCTGCGAGACGACGGGACGCTTTGGCTGAATATGGGAGACAGCTATTACAACCACCGTACCGGGCATAACGGGGGGATGCCCGGGCAAACTTTTCATTCTGGTCAACAATTCGGCAAACCAGATAAGGCGGTAGGGTGCCTCCGGAGGGCGACAAAGCTCGAGGGTATTCGGGAAAAGGAGCTTATCGGTATCCCGTGGATGCTGGCTTTCGCTCTAAGGGCAAACGGTTGGCTAATTCGTCAAGAAATTATTTGGAACAAGCCAAATCCGACACCTGAAAAAGTTACTGACCGTTGTACTCGGTCTCACGAACACATTTTTCTCCTGACAAAGAAGTCACATTACTGGTTTGATCATGAGCCGATCAGGGAGGTGGGAGAAAATGGCGAATTGCGTCGTAAACGCAGTGTCTGGACGGTCCAAACTCGGCGGTTCCCAGGTGCCCATTTTGCCACTTTTCCGGCCGAACTGATCGAACCCTGTATCCTGGCGGGTTGCCCGGAAGGGGGGACCGTCCTCGACCCTTTCGGAGGGAGCGGCACGACTGCCGGCGTCGCCATGAAAAATGGACGAAACGCCGTTATTTGTGAATTAAACCCTGAATATGCTGCCTTGATTGACGAGCGCGTTCTTTCTATCTGCGGTTTTTGAGGTGCCTATGACGACCATATTACGCGACCGCAACGGCGAGCCCTTCGACGGCATGCCGGCCGACCTCAAGCGCCACAACAATAAGCTGTGCAAGCAGGCGAGCCGCGCCAAGGCCGATCCGACCCTGGTGCTTCCGTTGCCGCCGGGTATCAAAGCGGCGCTCGATAGGGTGTGCGCTGCCGGTGGGTTTGAGGATCCGCGCGAGCTCCTCGACCTGCAGATTCGCAGGCTTGATGCCTTGTTAGCTGCTGGTGACCGTCAGCTATTTGATGCACTCACACGAGTGACGGTCACTATCGCGACCGATAGCCTAAACCACTATTTCGCCCTCCTTGGCGATGAGCCGGCGCCGGGTGACGAGCTTACTGAGCTACCACCAATACGGTCGCCGCGGTGCCTACCACCGGGACAGTAGCGCCGAGCAGAACCTCGATCGATAGCAGTGTGACGGTGTTGCGCTGATTGAGCTGAAGCGTAAAGCCGGTGGTTGTGCTACTAACTGTTGTCCACACCTGATTTGCGGCGGCAGGTGCTGGAGGTTGAACGAGAGGAACCGCCGCGAAGGCCGTCGGATAGGTGACGCTAATCTGTCCTTGGGCGTTTGTGGTGCCAGCATAGGCCTCAATCCGTCGAGCTGCCGGGAAGGTGCCCAGGCTGCCATCACCCCTGACGTATTGTTGCGCCGTTCCGGTAGGTGTGTTGAATTTGCCGCCCAATTGCGCCGAGGTGGCTGCATCGGTAATGCCGTAGCCGGCCAAGGTCGTAGGCGTCGCGGTGATCGTGCTCCACGGCTGTGTATGGGCGGATGGGGGCATGGTGCTCGGGAAAGCAGCCGGCGAACCATCACCGCGCAGGTATTGCCCTGTTGAGCCTGTAGGCGTGTTGAATTTTGCCCCGAGCTGGCTTGAACTGGCGGCGTCAGTAATGCCGTATCCGGCTAGAGTTGTAGGAGTGCTGCTCAACGCCGACCATTGGTGCGGGTGTGGGGCGGGCGGCATCGTCGAGGGTTTATTCAGGATGGCCGCCGGGCCTGTTGAGGCATTCCAGTCCGCTTGAACTTGTGGGGCCGGTTTCGGTTTGCCGTGACCTGGGTCTAGGATGGTCATACTGGCAGCTCCTGGACGAACAAGTTGAGACCGCCACTACTACGAACCTGCAGGACTGCCGAGCCGCTGCAATCCTGACTTTGATAAGTCTCTACGACCTTGCCTATAGGGTCGACCGTGTTCTCGCGGATTTGCAGGAGGGGGCCGGCTTGATTTTGAACGTTGAGTGGGGCGCCGGGAGCGATACCGCTGAGCCCATAAAGGTCCATCCATCCGGTGCTAGCGTTGATGATATTTGGCATAGCCGAGTTCCTTTTAGCTTGACGGTAGGTGCAAAGGGGAATAGTCTGTGATTGTCAGCAACGGGAGAAGCAAAAATGTCTCATTACATCACACCGATAATGCTTGAAGGCTACGTGCAGTGGGTTCATGCGTGGCGCGTGCCCTCTGGTCAATTGGTCTTTTTATACAGCGAAGAGTTCAATTCGCCCTACTGCCCCGTTGAATTCGAGGTGTCCAATGACCGCATTTGAGCAAGGCTATGACGCATTCCTGCGCGGCCTGAAGCGTGAAGAAAACCCGTTCGACGCAGAGAAGTGTTCGTTTTCGTTAAAGCGCTGGATTGACGGCTGGAACAAGGCGTATCGCGCTCGGCAGGAGAAGCAGACATGATCATTAAATGCATTCTGTTTTGCCTGGTGTTCGTTTGGGCGCCCTTCTTCTGGTGGATCGCATCATGAGCCAACCCGCAATCGCTGCCATCGTCATATGGGCCAATACGGGCCTCCCTCAACTTATTCAATGGTGCATGTCATGAGTGAAGTAAAAAATCCAGTTCTCGTTTATGCGGACAGCTACCGAGACGCGGCGAACCGCGGTCAGAAGTTGGCAGACGTCTGGTCAGTGATCACTGACCTTGAGCGCAATATCGCGCCCATGTGGGACGCCCAACGCCTGCGCGCCGATACGGCTGATGCTGACTTGCTCCGGACTTCGGATGCATTGATCGCCGCCGAGCAGCGCATTACGGAGATGAAAGCCGCGCTGGATAATCTGCTAGATGCCTATTCGAGACCGGATGATCGAATTTGTTGCAGCGGCGCTGACTGCGGATGTATGGGTGCAACCAATCACCAACAGGCTGAACATTACGCAAAGGAAGCCATCGCACGCGCCGCCAGCCCCGAGGCAGAATTTGACGGGAGAACTGCGCCATGAAGGATAAATGGGCCGAATACAAAAAATCATTTTGTGGCTGCAAGGACGCCAGCCGCCTGAATTCGTGCGAGGGGTTGCCTAATTGTGAATTACGGATAGGTCATCCAGAGCGAAAATCGCAACGAGACGCCGCCCTCAACCAAAAATCCGAGGGGGAGAGTCATGAGTAAGGTGCATTGGGCAGCGGCAGGCGGTGAAGATTGGTCGTATTCAGCTTGTGGTGTGGGCAATGGAAATAGAGAAGGCGAGGAATGGGAAAGCACGCGCTTAAAAAGCGAGGTGACTTGCAAGAGCTGCCTGAACTGGCTGACGAATTACAACGCCAAACTTCTGAAATCCCGAGAGGCCTTCAAAGAGGCGAGGACTGACCATGACCAATAAACCAACGATTGACGGCGTGTCGCGGGAGCTGCTGCCGTGCCCGTTTTGTGGCTCGAGCGAAGTGTCGCTGGCGTGGGACGTTTATGACACGGATCGAGGCCGTAGAACGCAATCCCAAGTTCGTTGCCTGGGCTGTCGCATCCTCACTAAAACTTTCAATACCCATGCGGATGCACGCTCCTACTGGAACAGCCGACCACTGCTTGATGCGCCAGCGGTCGAGCGGCAACCGATCAAGAACGCATCCGAAGTCGCCTACAATTTGCAGGCCGAGAACGCCCGCCTCGAAGCGCGGATAACGCAGCTTGAAGCCGAGGCCGAGTTCGCCGCTGCGACGTATCAGGCTGCGCGGGATCGGCTCGCAGAGCTGGAAAGTGGGCGGGGTGAGCCGGCCTACTATCGAATTCAAGCGCCAAAAGTAACCGTTGGAGGTGAAGTCACAGAGTGGTGGCCGGCATGCGTGCTGTATTCGAAAGAACAACTTGCCGAAATCGTAGGACCGTACAAGATCGAGGAGGAGTTGTTCACCGCCCCGCCAGCGCCGGTTGCGCAGGTAATCGACGAGCAGCAAGCTTTCGCAAACTGGACGCACGAAGTCATCGGCATGCGTGGACTGGCGAAAGTGCAGCGCCGCGACGAAATGACCGCGGAGCAGGAGAAATTCGCGCTGAAAGGGTGGCTTGCTCGCGCCTGCCTCGACGCCACCGCAGCGCTGAATGGGGTGAAATCGTGACGCGTATCGAGGCGACCCCGGCCGAGCTGCGATTCCATATGTACCGGCTAGGTTCCCGCCGCAGGGTCGGGCGGCTGTATGGGGTTCGCAAGGACACCATATGCGCGCTGCTGCCAGTGAGTGACATCGATCGATTCATGACCGGGCAGATGATCAACATCGGAGGAATTCTGGCCAAGCGGTGCGCCCGTTGCGGCACGGCCCGAGAGCTGGAGGCCTATTGGACCGATGACGATCGAGCGTCAGGGTGCGGGGCCAGGTGCAAACTCTGTAGACGCTTGAAGCGATAGCCCCTTAGCTGGGGCTTTTTAATGCCTGATTGATTTTAGCTATACCGCTTGCGGCGGTGCGGCTTGGCGCCGTATCGTGACCGCAATTGACCGGAGTAGACCCCCTATGACCTGCATATTGAGCGCCGAACAACTGGCCGAGACCCTGGGCCTCGATGTTGAAACCATTCGCAAGATGACGCGTGACGGCTTGCTGCCCTTCCACCGCATTGGCGCCCGCACGATCCGCTATAACCTGCCCGATGTACTGGCCCGCACGGCCGTAAACCAGCACCCCGACGATGAGGCGGTCGATAAATTCGCCGCTGCCATGCACGCCAAGATGGCGCAGGCCCGGGCTAAGGGTAAGGAGGGGTGGGACGATCCGGAGCGGTGCACTGACCACTGTTTAAAAGGGTTGATGGTTAATGCTCAATCGGGCGGTGAATGGGTCGACGTGGCCAATTACGCCATGATGCTTTGGGCGCGGGGTGCGAAATGACCGCAACTAAATTTTCTATTGCCTTGCTCGGGGCTTTTGTTTTTGCCGGCACTCGTTACCCGATGGCGATTGAATGGGCGCCCTACCGTAGATTGGCTTCGACCTACGCAGCTTGGGGCATTTGTGTATGAGCCCCCTGCACCAGTGGGCCCGTTATTACGCCGGCTTGGGTTGGCACGTCTTTCCACTTGTCGCCGGTACAAAGTCACCCTTCAAGGATTCCCACGGCTCCAGTGAGGCGACCACTGATCTGGCTCAGATAGATGCGTGGTGGTCGTCACACCCTGACGCGAATATCGGCACCCGGCCGTCTGCCGGCGGCCTGTATGTGTTCGATGTTGACCCACGCAACGGCGGCAACGAGAGCTTTGCGGCGCTGCAGGCACAGCACGGGCCTATCGGTTCGCCGCTACGCGTCGATAGCCCTGGCGGCGGATTTCACGACTACTATGCGGCGCCTCGCCGCGATGACGCCAGTTACAGCAGTCAGCCTGCGGTGGGCATCGACGGCAAGTACAACGGCTATGCGGTGCTGCCGCCGAGCCGGCACCCTAATGGCGGCCTTTATCAGTGGGCCGGTGGTCTGCCGTCGGTGGTGCGTGCTGACCCCATACCGCAATGGCTCGTGCAGGTGCGCCAACCGCGCGCAACGCGTGAGGCTGTCGACTATGCGGGCAAGCTCGATGACGTTGAGCTAGTGATGCAGGCGCTGTCAGGCCGCGATCCTGAGGACTATCACAGCTGGGTGCATGCGATTGCCTCAGTCAAACACTGGGAAGATCACACCGAGGGGGCCGAGGGTATTGGCTTTGAGCTGGCCCGCGAGTGGTCGGCCACTTCCGACAAGCACGATGACGGCGCCTTTGAGGATAAATGGCACACCTGGGATAGCTTTAAGCCGGGCGCCCGTACGCTGGGCAGCCTGTTGCACGAGGCGGGCATGACCGCCGCTCAACGTGCCCCGGTCGATGCGGCTGCTGTGTTTAACTCATTCCCGCCGGTACTGGCTGCGACACCGCGAGCTATCGACTGGACAACCGAACCGGTGCCCCTCTTCAAGGGCAGCACCGATCCGGCCGAACTATTGGCTGAGCTGCAGAACAGCGATACCCGTGATTTCTCCGCGCGGTGGGCTGCAGGTGATGTGGGCACGTTGCTCGATGATCTGGCGTGGAAAGCCGGAGGCAACTGCCAGGTTGTGCTCGAAATGCTGCTGATGCATCCGGCTTGCGCCGATACGCCCGAGCTGCGTGCGTGGATTGCGCACAACTGCGCTACCCGCACAACCTGGGCGACCGTGGGCCGATTGACGGCTGAGCAGGTGGCAGCCGGCTGTGAGCGTATAGAGGTTGACGACGGCAAACTGGTCAGCGCAGAGCGTGCAATCGTCAAGGCGTTGCCGGCGTTCCCTAACCTGTTCCAGCGCAATCAGCAATTGGTCTCGGTGCTGGGCGATGGGCGGATCCTCAAGCACACTCTGAACACCCTCGCTTCTGAAGTTGAGACGCATATGCGCGTGGAGAAGGGCGGCAAGGGTGCTCCGGCTAAGTTGCCGGGCGAATTGATGCGCCGTGTGGTTGAGCGTGAGTGGTTCCCGGGTGTCGGTGAGATTAAGGCCGCGGTGCCGCTGCCGGTAGTGCGGGCGGATGGGTCGGTCGCCTCGCAGCAGGGGCTCGACGAGCGCACCGGCCTTTATGTGCAGCGCGGGGCTGTGCGGGCACCTCGGTTGTTGACGACGGATGAGATGGCGGAAGCGTTGCAGCGGGTGTGGGCGCCGTTTGCAGAGTTTCCTTTTGCCGATCAGTCGGCCAAGTCGGTGTGCCTGGCGGCGATGTTTACGGCGGTGTGCCGTCCAGCCCTCCCGACCGCGCCGGCTTTCCTGGTTAATGCTCAGGTGTTCGGCACCGGTAAAACGCTTCTCTCCTCAGCGCTGCTCTGGCTGACCGGAGAGAAGCCAAGGATGTCGGCCATTGGGCGCGAGCAGGCCGAGCAGGCCAAGGTGCTGACCTCGATCCTTGATCAGGGGCCGCTAACCATCATGTTTGACAACGTAATGCGCTACCTCGACGCCTCCAGTGAGCTTTGCATGGCGCTGACCTGTGAGGAGTACAACAGCCGCCTATTGGGTAAGTCGGTGATGTTGCGCCTGCCGAACCGGGCGATGTGGGTGCTCAACGGCAACAACGTGTCGATCAGTGGTGACATGGTGCGCCGGCTGCTGCCGATCAACCTTTGCAGTGATGAGGCGCCGGAGCTCCGCAAGCACGGCTTTGACCCGGTAGAGGTGATCCGGGCCAATATGGACAGCCTGCGCGGTGACCTGATCGACCTGCTCATCACCTATTCGGCATACGGCCGTGAGGAGACGCGGCGCAAGATTGGCGGTTACGCGTCGTTCGAGGAGTGGAATGGCCTGGTGCGTGGTGCGGTTGTGTGGCTGGGCTGGGGTGACCCGATCGAGGAGATGCAGGCACAGCAACAGGCGGACCCGGAAGTACAGAAGCTCGAGATGCTGATGAACGCCTGGCTTGAGCGGTTCGGCGATGAGGGCCGCACGACTCACCAGATCACCCACGAGCCAGTCGACCCTGTTGCCTGCCCTTCGTGGCTTGAGGCCATTGAGCTGGTGAACACCGACAAGCACGGTCGGCCGAACCCTCAACGTCTTGGGTGGTTCCTTCGCGACATGAAAGGGAGGGCGTTAAACGGTCGGAAATTCGTCGGTCTGCCTGATCGAATAAAGCGAATAGTCTGGAGACTGGTAGAAATTTAAATTATAGCCCCGCCATCGAGCGGGGTTTTTTATTGCTGTAATTTATGTAATTTGTAAAATTTATAATCGATTAGGCCGGTTCGATTTAAATTTATAATTGATCTGCAGGGGATGCAGGGGATCAAAACGGTTTTGCAGGGGATGCTAAAATCGATCCCCTGCAGCTGGAGCCCTTTAAATACGTGGCCTGTAGCGATTCTGCAGGGGATGCAGAGTATTACTTTAAGTAGTAGATATAGATTAGATATTATAAATATAGGGCAGCGCCGGTAGGCCGTGGGCTGCCAGCTGGCGCGGCGGCGAAACCACCCCTGCATCCCCTGCAATCCCCTGCAGAAATGGCTGGAGCCCGCGGATTACGTGGCCTGTAGACTGCAGGGGATCAAAATTCAATCCCCTGCAGTCGCGGAACCTCTAGGGATGGTATATTTGGCTGTAATTTACCGCCTAAAGGCTTAAGACGATGGCCGACTACCGAGACCGGTTCGAGGAACTGAACGCCCGTGAGCAGGAATTTATTCTGCGCTACGAAGAGACGCTCGACCCGTACAACAGCGCACTCGCCGCCGGCTACAGTCGGGACAATGCGAGGAAGTGCTCCTATAGCTGGATGCGGCAGCCCCATCTCAAGCCGGCCCTATATGAGACGGCGATGGCCCGACGGGCCAAGCGACTGGAGGCTTTCCATGTCGGCGCCGAAGAGCTCAAACACAAAACCTGGCTGATCGCCACCGCCGACCCTAACGAGCTGACGCGCGTAGAGGCCCGCTGCTGCCGTCATTGCCACGGCGAGGGATTTGGGTATCAGTGGCGCGAGTTCGAGTTCGAGAAGGCCGTGACGGAGGCAGACGAAGGCTTCCGCATCAATGAGAAGGGCAAGCGAGTGGCCGCCTCAATGCCCGATTGGGCCGGCGGCATGGGCTTCAATTCGACGCTTGACCCTCATCCCGATTGCCCTAAGTGCCACGGCCAGGGCGTGAAGGTCACGATCGTCACGGATACCCGCGATCTGTCCGAGGCCGGTCGCGCGCTGTACAAGGGGGCCAAGACCGACCGTAACGGCAATATCGAAGTACTGATGCACGACCAACAGGCCGCACGGGTCTTCTACGCGCAGCTGTGCGGCTATCAGATCGATCGCAAGGAGCTGACCGGCAAGAATGGGGCGCCGCTGTCCCAAATGCCGACGATGATCACCCTGGTGGCGCAGACCGAAGTTGTGGAGCCTGCCGCCGATGAGTAACGCCGTCGTCAAGCTGCCGCCAAAGCTCGTCCCGGTGTTCGCCAAGGCTCGGGGGTCGCTGACCTACCGCGGGGCCCATGGCGGCCGTGGGAGCGGGAAATCGATGTCCTTCGCCAAGATGGCAGCCATATGGGGCGTGGTGGAGCCGCTGCGCATCCTGTGCGTGCGTGAAATCCAGTCGTCTATCAAGGATTCGTTTCACGCTGAATTGAAAGCGGCTATCGCCTCGGAAGAATGGTTAGCCAAAGCCTATGACGTCGGCATCGACTATTTGCGATCGACGATCAACACCACAGAATTTCTGTTCAAAGGCCTGTACAACAACCTCACCAGCGTCAAGTCCCTGGCGAACATCGATCTAACGGTCGTCGAGGAGGCTGAGGACATCAGCGAAGACGCTTGGGTGGCCCTCGAAGCCACCGTGCTGCGTAAGCTTAAGTCGGAGATATGGGTGATCTGGAACCCGAAAGACGAAGGTAGCCCGACGGATACCAGGTTCCGGGTTGACGTAGCGGCCAACGATCCCGATTACGCTATCGTCGAGATGAACGCCGAGGACAACCCATGGTTCCCGATCGGCCTGCGCAAGCTGCGCGATAAGCAAAAGGCTAAATTCGACGCGGCTAAATTCGATTGGATCTGGAAGGGCGCCTACCTGACCAACGATGAGTCGAAGATCTTTGCAGGCGCATGGGTCGAAGGTATTCGGCGGCCGGACGATAGCTGGCACGGCCCCTATCACGGCCTCGACTTCGGCTTTGCGATGGACCCGACGGCCGCGGTGCGCTGCTGGATATCGCCGGATGAAACCGAGTTGTACATCGATAAGGAGGCCGGCAAGATCGGCCTAGAGCTCGACGACACGGCTAAATTCCTCAAGGCGGGAATCCCGGGCATCGACAAGCATGAGGTGATCGCCGATAGCGCGCGGCCCGAGTCCATCAGCCACCTGGGTAAGGCCAAAACGCCGAACGGCCTGCCGAAAGACGACTACCTGCAGCGGATCGAAGGCGCGGTGAAAGGTCCGGGCAGCGTGGAGGATGGCATCGACCACCTGAAGACCTACAGCATCATCGTGCACCCGGCCTGTCAGCAGGTGCAGAACGAGCTCAAGCGCTACAGCTTCAAGGTGGACAGGCTCACGGGCGAGGTCACGCGCACAATCGTCGACAAGTACAATCACTACATCGACGCCTTGCGCTATGCGGTGGAGAAGGTGATGAAGTCGAAAGGCCGTCAGGTTGGCATGCTGATGGGAAAAAGGCGTTGACAGATAGCCTATAGGCGGATAAGTTGACGCCTGTCGATGCTTTCAGCGAGCTTTAACCGAAGTCTTCCAAGCTTCGGGCGATCCGATCAACGCCAACCGAGGTATTTGCAGCGATGCTTGAAACCGAAGAAGAGTGGATCTAGAACAACCAGCGCCAAAGACTAGGGGCCGCACACGCGGCGAGTTGCACCAGATGAACGGGTTGAGAAAGAGGCCGTCAGTATAAGGGTCGCACCCGGATCAGGTCGGAACTGCATCGCTTAGGCCGTTCATCTGGTGCAATTCAGGGGAGATTGTCGCCCCGCTCCCCGTTAGACGAAAAGGCCCAGTTGCGAGGGCGTTGCACCACCTAGCACACCAAGCGCTCCCTGTGACCCCCTTGCCCCGTCGCCCATAAGCGCGGGGCTTTTTATTTTTCGAGGTGATGAGATGGCCCAGGTACTGATCAGCGAAGTGATTGCAGCCCTACAGGCTGAGATGGATAAGCACGGAGATGTCGTGGTGATGCAGCGACTGCCCTACAAGCCGGGCGAAATTCAGCCAATGCCTGAGCTGCCTTTCGTCACCCAGGTTACGGCCGAGGGTGAGTTCGAAGCGATCGTCATGCGCCTGCCTTGACAGATCGGCTAAAGGCGAATAGCCTTCGGGGACATTAACCGATAGAGGCAAGCGTTATGGACTATTTGGAGCTCCTTAAAAAATATATGGCGCATATTAAAGACTGCGAAAGTATCGATTATGTCGATCAAATCGGTGACTACTGTTCTGAAGTGGTCTTTACCGATGAACAGAAAGCAGAACTTAAAAAGCTTTCGGCCGAGGCCCGCCAATGCCCCTCTTCCTGATCGAATCAACTGACGGCCGCATAGGCCAGGTTGTCCGTGCCGCCTGCAGGGCTTGCGCCCGTCGGGTAGCGGCCGAGAACGCACGCGAGGAGGGCACGGCCTTGTGGCGAAACCCTCAGCAGTCCACGGTTAAAGACCTGCTGATTGAGGGTAAAAATGGCGTGGTGCTGAGGAGGGAGGGCTGATGCAGAACGACAACTACGTTTGGGACCAAGGGCGCAACATCGGCTGGAGCTCGCCTAATGAGGCTGCTACTTGGTATGAAGCGCGATTGACTGAAAGCCAGTCGGCCTTAACCGAGCTGATGGACCTGCTGCCACACCTGGTCCGCCTTGCCGACCGTGTGGGCGTTGACCTCAGCGAACAGCACCTTATCGACCAGGCGCAGACCTATATCAACATTTACGAGGGCCGGAGCAATGACCCCGTTTAGCCCGCTCATTTTTGCCGGCCTTTCACTCGGCCCAATCGAAGTACCGGCACCCCTTCTAATGCCCGAACTACCGGAGATTCCCATGAGCTGCAAACCTGAATCACAGAAACAGCGCCTCGAGCGTATCGCCGTGCACGTCCTTGCGGGCCTCTTGGCCAATCCCGATCCGCAGATTGTCGCTACTGGGCCACGGACAATGGCGGAAATCGCCGTCGGCCAAGCTACTGAGTTCATCTCAGTACTTGACGCCCTACCCCTAGACGAATAACCTGCGACCACGGCCCAGCCATCGCTCTGACAAGCTACGCCCCTCTCGCTGTAACGCGGCGGGACAAGTCAGGGAATGGGTCGAGCCACGCAGTAGCACGGCTTTCACTCGGCGCCTCCCCACCGATGGCGATAAGCGGGAGATGAATTCGCCCCTTCAGTGGGGCTTTTTATTGCCTGCTTGACAGTAGGCGTAAAGGCGAATAGGCTACAGGCTCAATCAACCGAAAAGGCGTTACTGAGATGAGCAAAATTCCTGAAGGCGCAACGCACGTATGGACTCCAGGCAGCCAGCCCCACTATCTGCGACAGGTTTGCGGCGGCGGCTGGTGCATTTGGCGAGAATCCGCGTGGTACTGGCAAGGCGAACACGTAAGCGGGCCAATTGAGGTACTGAAGACGGCCACCTGGAACGGCCCCGAGGACGGTTTGCCGCCGGTAGGCACGGTGTGCCGGGTAGTGAAGAAAAGTGGCGAGGATGCCCCGCTCGACACTGATTGTACGATCGTTGCCCACGTAATGAACGGGAGTCGCGAAGTAGCGGTTTTTACTCGCGGTAAACCCTATGAAATGTACGCCGGATTGGCCCTTACTAACTGCTTCCGCCCAATCCGCACCGCCGAGCAACTGGCAGCCGAAGAGCGCGATAGGGCCATCGCAGCAATTCAAAAAGCCTCGGGCGGTGACGGCCTTCCGCCGATTACCTACACGCACGCCGCTAAGCTCTACAACGCAGGCGCCCGCATGCCGGGTGAAGGCAGTAAGGCATGACCTCCGGCCCGATCTACTGGACATTCAGCAAGGCGACCGGCGAGGCTACCAAGGTCGGCCAGGTTGCGTGGAACGGGCTGCGCAGCTTCGCGGAGGACAGCAAGGGGGAGCTGTGGCAAGCGCGCCGCCTATTCACCTCCAAGGCTGAGGCCCTCGCGGCTGCCGGCAAATACCTGGACGGCAAACAACGGGTAATCAACGAAGCCCAGGCCAAGATCGACCGGCGCCGGGCATTCATCAAACAGCAATTGAGGGCTACGGCATGAGTGCATTAGACGTGCAGGTGGGCGGCGACCACTATAAGAAGTACAAGATCCAGCCGATGGAATACAGCATGGCGAACGGCCTCGACGCCTGCCAGCACACGGCTATCAAATACATCACGCGCTTCCGCGATAAGGGCGGGATCGCTGATTTGGAAAAGGCCAAGCATTGCATCGACATGCTGATCGAGTTTGAGCAGAACGGCACGCTTCAGACAGACGTAACTTCTTTGCAAGGTCAAGCGTTGAGCTTGGCTATGGCCAATGTGCCGAAAGGTGCAAGCTTTTATTGGCCGAAAACGCAAGAATTCTTTAAGGTAGAGGGGTTTAAGTGGGAGGTGAGATCCGGTAATGAGTGGTACCAAACTACAGAACCCTCACCTGAAGTTCGGTCGCAGCTAATGACTTTGTGACCGTCACATCCTCAAACCTCTCAGCCGAGTGACAGTCACTCGGCGCCGTTTTTCTCTTCCCAAGCTGCGGCCGCCTTCTGCAACCGGTCGACAAGACCTTTACTGACCGGTTGCCCTTTCTCATCGACAATCGCCTCGCTCGTGGTGCACTTGCAGTTCACGGCATTGCCGTCGACCGCATACCAATCGCGTTCCTCCTCGACCGTGTACAGGTGACCCGAGCGTGCGGCGTGCGTGACCCGCGTGGTAGGGCTCAACGCCGAGATGTGCAGAACCTTGACCCTGATATTCAACCGCGTAGAGGCGTCTTGCGTCTCGTCCAGTCGCGCGGTGCGCAAGGCCTGATTGATTTCCGTCCGGGCGATCATGTTAGCGCGGCGCTTCTCGATGCCGGCTTGAGCCGTGAGGTTTTTAGAAATCTCGCGCGGCCCGATGCCCTGCGCTAGTCCGGCGGTAAGCTGCTGGGTCATCTTATCCTTGACCGATGCGCTCAGGCCTTTCATGAGCTCGAACTCGCGAGCGTTGATCAGCCCGATGCGCGCCTGATAGGGCTCGCTGAGCAGCAGACTTTGCAGTGTCGGGCGAGTCGCCGCGTATTCGGTCGACTGCACGCCGAGGTTTCGCCAGGTCTGCGCGCTGCCCTTCTCGTAGGCTGGGATCACATAGCCGATCGAGAACCAATTGCGAACCCGATCGGCGCCCAGGTATTCGTCGACCAATTTACTGGTTGTGTCGAGCAGCTGCATCAGCACTGCGGGCAGGGTGCGGAAGGTGTAGCGCTTGGCGTTCACCGTCACCTCTTCAAACTGCAGCTGACCGAGCAGGTCGGTATAGGCGCGGCGGCATTGCTCGATGCGGCGGCCGAACTCGGCCATAGCCTGCCGCTCTTTAGCCGCGGTGCCAGTAGGATCGCCGAGATTAGTCGGCAGGATCGGGGCGCGGGCCATCAGGCCACCGCCGCAGGGGCTGCTGGCGGAACGGTTACAGGCTCGACGTTTTCATCGATCTGCTCGCCCAACTCATCACGCTGCCGTTGCAGATCGTTGTCATTTTCGAAGCCCGAGACCTCGCGCATCTCGGTCGAGAGGTAGACCGGCGGCTCGCCCGTGCCGGCGTTGGCCTGATTGATCTTGGCCATCTGCTCGGCGAATGCCAGTTTCTCGGCCTGGGTCGATTCGGTCAGGTCATCCCACATAGTGGTAAATTCGCGCTGTGGCGCTGCGTCTAGTACCTTGATGCGGATCAAGTGCTCGACGATCTGATCGCTGTCATCACTGAGGTCAGCTACACGGCGACCCTGACCGCGCTTGTTAAACTGCTTGAGGTCTTCGACGCTGGCGCGCTCGCCCGTCTGCATACCGACGATGACCTTGGCAGGCATGCGGGTCGACGCTGCTACGGTCTGAATGCTGATGTCATAATGCGGTTGCGGATCAGGCACGACGGATACAAGCGGGGTGGCCCTGGCCCCCTGGGTGATCATCAGCCGATCGCCGCCGTTGTTCAGGCTCTTGGCCTCCTCGTCGAAAAGCTGCTTGAGCTCACTGACCTCCTTGAGGCCGTAGTCTTTGGCGATTTGAGCGAGGTTTACGTCTTTATCGTAGTCGACATGCATCTGGCGGCCGGCGTTCTTCAGAAACGACTCGCCGCTGCCACCTTCGATCTTCTCGAGGTTGACAAAAGCGTTATAGCCGGCCTTCAAGAAGCTCGAGCCTGCACGCCAATCGCCGATAATGATGATCCGGTCGGGGTGGATCTTTAGGTTACGCGGCGCGATCGAGTCGTCGGAAGTCGCCTGCTTCACGTCGCCTTCCTTGTACTGCCAGAACTGCGGTTCGCCGTAATTGGCCGACTGCGGGTCAGTCTCGATGTTGTCGGGTGTCAGCTGCCCTTCCCAAGCCGGGATCAGCTTCTTGATGACAGGGCGCGCGCCGACTACCGGCGAGTCCCATGCCTTGCCGTCGGCCAATTGCAGAATAATGGCGGAGTAACGACCGACCAGTCGATAGGCGTCAGCCGTCTTGAAGGCCTTCCACAACTTGGCTTTCTTGGCGAGAAGGCGAACGTTCTTTTCCCAGGGGGTTTCCGGGCGCTTCTCGTCGAATTCATCACCCTCGATAACCCAGGGGTTCGTCTCAAAGCACTTCTCGTTGAGCAGGTCGACGACGCCGTGCGCGACGCCCTGGCGCTCGTACAGGTTGAAAAAATCGGTAAACGTCAGGTTCTCTTTCCAGCCGTATTCCTGCCAGGCGCATTTGCGCTTATCGTCAGACCCCATGCCTTGCATCATTGCCATGCGGAAGTTCGAGCCAAAAATGGCGTTCTGATTCAGCGCAGCATTACAGGCCATGCGCAGGCGTTGCTCGTGGGTCGTTGCCATGTCAAGGAGTCCGGTGGCGTTGGAATGCGGGTATGATACCCTTAGCCCGTACCTTACGCACCCCGGAGAGTCAACCCATGTTCAAAGCACTGCGCCGATTCCTCCGCGCTGTCTATGCCCCGCCACCGTCGGCGCTTGTTCAGAGCCTGCAACTGCACGTCAATCGAGACAACGTCAGCGGCGACGAGACTGTGCGCGTCAACCTGCGCTACAAGGTCAATAACGCTGACGTGCGCCGCGGCGTGGTGCACAACGGTCGCAAGCACACCGTCATTCCGAGCTACACGCTGCCCGATGAGGTGGTGATGAACGGCCTGCTGTACACCCATCAGGAGATCGAGGCCAGTTATAAAGGCCTGGAGGGTACGCTTGCGCCGCTCGGCCATCCGACGCTCGACGGCACCTATGTGTCGGCCAACACCGCCGAGGCGATCAACGCCTTTCACGTCGGCGCCTTCAACCGCAACGTCGAGCGCCGGGGCAATCGAGTGTTCGTCGAAAAATGGCTGGACGAGGAGTATGCCGCCAATACTGAAGGCGGTCGCAAGCTGCTCGAGGCCCTGGACGCTGGCGAGCCGATCCATACCTCTACCGGTATCTTCCTGCACGCCGACACTTCGGTGAACGGCATCACGGCCAACGGCAAGAAGTACCGCGCGGCTGCTACTCAGATGGTGATGGACCATGACGCCATCCTGATCGGCGAGATCGGTGCCGCAACGCCTGAAGATGGGGTAGGCCTGTTGGTCAACACCGCCGATATCGAGGACGCCGAGCCGCTGACGACTAACGACGTCCTGGGGGCTTCGAGTTACGGGAACCTCTCTCGAATGCTGAGTGATGCGGCCAATCTGAAATGGGGCGGCGCAGATAAATGGGTGTGGGTTGAAGATTTCAACGACAGCACGGCCATCGTGCATCGCGACAAGGAATCCAGCGCGGTCGACTACTCGATCAAAGAGGGCGTCGTGCAATTTGCGGATGCCGAAAAGCCGGTTACGCAAAAAACCGAATGGGTCGATAAGAACCCCGCTGTCAATAGAATTTTGCAATGGGTTAAAAACCAGTTAAACTCGGGCCCTGACACCAAACCACCTGTTGAGGATGTTCCTGATATGGATCGTAAAGAACTTGACGAGGCGCTGGCCGCCAACGCCAACAAACAAGGCGAAGCGCTGAAAGAGCTCTTTGCCCCAATCGTTGAACGCCTCACCGCGCTCGAAACCAACCACAAGGCCATCTCCGACAGCCTGACCGCTAACAGCCGCGCTGCTGAAGCCGACAAGCGCAAGCTCGTCGCCGAGAAGCTCGGCCAGGGCGTAGCCGATGCGCTGACCGGTAATGCCCTCGACGAATGCCACGCCAAGCTGGTAGGCGCTGCGCCGATCATCGGCGGCTTCCAGGGCAACTCGACCACCGATGGCTTCAAAGCCACCGAACTGCCGGAGTAATTGAGCATGGCTATCGATATCGGTCCAAAACGCAAAATCTACCGGGGCGGGGTTGAAGAAAACACCCCTCAGATCCTGGAGCTGCCTGTCGCCGCTGCCGGTATGAAAGCCGGTAACATCGTGACCCGCACCGCTACTACCCTGGTCAACGGCACTGCTGCAACCGCTGCGTTCATCTACATCCTGAATGCCCCGATGCATCAGAACACCCTGACCTACAGCTATGCGGCCAACGAGATGGGCCAAGCCTACATCCCGCGCAGCCGTGACGTGTACCTGGTGCGCGTTGCCGCCGCTCAAGCCCTCGCCGCCGATTCGCCACTCGCCGCTGATGCAGCCGGCCGTGTGCGACTGGGCGTCGTGGGCACCGACCCAATCATCGGCTACTCGGTGTTCGCTTCGGCGTCTGCCGCGGTCGATACCCTGATCGACATGAGGATCAAATAATGTCGCTGATCATCACCAAAAAGCTGCACGCGAACAGCGACGCTATCCGTACCCAGTACGACCAGCGTGAGCAGATGCGCGCACTGGGCTTCCACTGGAACCAATCGCTTGCGCGTAACGCTGGCCTGGCGGTCAACGCCCTGCCGGATCTGAGCGCTCGTGCCTGGCTGGACCTGGACAACCAACTGGTCAACCTGATCGGCCAAGAATCGGACGTGATGTTCAACGACATCTACGCCCTGAGCCGTTCGGTCGGCATCGGCAAACTGGTCGCTGCCTACAAGCGTATCGGCGCGATGGACCAGGGTTCGACCACCCTGTCCGGTCAAGGCACCAAGCTGATGGGCCAAGTGGCGACCGATTACGACGGCATCGTGATCCCGATCCATGAGAAGACTTTCGGCGTGCAGTGGCGCGAACTGGAAGGCAAGCGCACCATCGGCGCCGACGATATCGCCGAGAACCAGGCTGCGGCCGCTCGCGAAGTCACTCGCCTGATGACTGAAAACATGATCAACGGCAACCCGCTGATCAACTATCAGGGCGCCAGCGCGTACGGCATCAAGACCAACCCGAACACCAAGGCCGTTGTCCTGACCCAGGACATGACCTCGGCGGCTGCCACCTACGCCCAGTTGTCGGCGCAGATGCTGACCTTCGTTCAGGCGTTGCGCGGCCCGAACAACCGTGTAACGGCCCCGATCACCGTCTACATCTCGGCTGAAATCGAAGTGAACCTGGCACGCACCAGCGGCGCAACGACCATGGATCGTTCGTTCTACACCGCCATGCTGCAGGACACCCCGGGCGTTGCCGCGATCAAGACCTCGAGCCTTCTCACCGGCAACCAAATGGTCGGCGTCGTGCTGAACCGCGCGTACATCGAGCCAGTGACCGGCATGGCAATCAACACCGTACCGGTTCCGCGTCAGGTGCCGTTTGCGGATTACCACTGGATGACCTGGAGCGCGTCGGGCCTGCTGATCAAGGCAGACCAAGCCGGCCGCTCCGGTGTGGCTTATGGAGCATCTGCATAATGACCGCCAAGAAAAAGCAATTCGAGCTGTTGGGTTCGCTCGTCGGCCATCCGGACTACCCGGACGCCAAGCGCGGCGATGTTCTGAAACTGGAAGTGGGCGACGATAACCTCCCTACTTCCGAGCTGCTGCGCTCGCGCGTACGGCCACTGGGTGAAGACCTGTCGGGTGAAGGCGACGGCGGCGACGCCAAAGCTATCGTCAAGGAAGCGAAAGCCGAAGCCAAAACGATCATCGCCAAAGCCAAGGAAGATGCCGCGGCTATCGTCGAGAAGGCTAACGCCGATGCCGCTGAGTTGATGGCGGCTGCCGCTGGCGGCGCTGAGTAAAGGCTGCACGCTGTAAAATGAACGGGCTCCTAGGAGCCCGTTTTGTCGTTCAGGGGTTTTTAGAACTTCGGACGCACTTAGCCCAGTCAACTTCAGGATCAAGCTTTTCTCGTTGCTCGTTGCAACGCTGTTTCGCCTCGACAATCGAGTCGACGTCGCCCTCCTTGCTTTCAAAAGTCTGAATCGGCTGACAGTTGAACAGCCCTAAGCACAGCGTAAATACGATAATCACAGCTTCACCAATTCGATATAGCCGTTACGGATAACGGCCGTGCGGCCGGTGGTCTGCTCGACGATCGCGATTGACCAGTAGTTGCGCATGATTGGGTGCAACATGATTTTAGCCATCATTCAAACCCTCAGCAGTTCAAGAATAAATGCCGCCCAGCCGAGAATGGCGAGCGCTTTCATCAGTTGGAGTTGCGCCGCGATACTGAAACGCTCGATCGGCTCCTTGCGGCGGTCGCTGGGGCACTCGGTTGTAGGCGGCGGTAGGAACTGCAAATCCGGAAGCTCAGGGCCGTCCCAAGAAAAGTTTTTATCTTTGAACGACACTTCGCCTATAAGTACGGGGCCCGTGCTAGGGGAGTGATTGGGGACGATTCGAATGCCGATTAGTTCCTCGTATTGATCCTCGGCGTTTTCTGCACCGTCGCGAAGGTCACGCGGGCGCTTCAGCTTTTCTCCGAGCTTCATTTCGTCGGTGCGTTTCATTTGCTCTCATACTCCCGCCGTAGAACCTGGATCCACTCGCCGTCACGCCGGCCGCCTTTGATGCGCACCCAGCAATAGCCGGGCGCTGCGGGTTGGGTCGGCCTAGCACTCTTCAAGTAACACCCGACGCCAAGGGCAGGCCGTAATTTTTGACTTGAAGCTGCAAGCCTCGGCGTGTGTCATGGGCGCAGCGTTCAGTCGACCGCGAGTGTCTTTATCGTCCCGAACCCAAATCACGTTATACATTCTGATCATCGTCTTGCTCCTAGCTGTTGATTTGATGAGCCTAGGCTATTCGCCTTTGCGCCTATCGTCAAGCGTTATTTTTACCCGCTCGTCACGCCGTGGTACGCTACGCCCATTAGCCGGAGAGATGCCCGTGGAATTGACTTTAGCAGCTGCGAAAGAATGGCTTGCCTCGCTCGGGCTTTCGATCCCCGATCCGGTCCTGCAACTGATCGTCAACAAGCTGAACTCGGTCGACGACTGCCTGACGGCGAACGGCGTATCGCCTGACGACGCGCTGCTGATGAAGTACTACCTGCTGGCACTGCTCGGCGTGACCCAGGGTAACAAGTACATCACCGCTGAGCGTGCGCCCTCCGGCGCCTCCCGCTCCTACGCCTTCGGCACACTCTCGGACGGCTACAAACAGTACTACGGTTTGCTCACCGGCCTCGATAAATACGGCTGCTTCGGCGAGATGATCCCGACCGACCCAACTGCGGCCAATTGCGCGTTCTTCATCGGCAAGCCTGACAGCGGGTGCTGCTGATGTCGAGCATCGCGCGCTGGAGCTACCGCAATATCGCCACCGTATGGCCTTTCCTGTCGGAGGACCCCTACAGTGGCACGATCATTTACGACGTGCCCTACACGATCGCCTGCACCTGGACCGGCAAAGCTACCCAGCACCGCGACGCGACCGGCAACGAGTTCGTGGCCCGCGATACCTATTGGACGGAAGACGCACGGCCCAAATACCGGGACATGATCGTCAAAGGGGACCTGTCTGCGCTCACGCCGCAAGTGGCTGGCGCCGAGGAGATTCGCGACGTGACCAATTGGGACATGAGCCCGTTCGACGAAGCCGATAGCCCTGACTTTAGCCTGGTGACCTGATGATTATCACCGGAACCCTACTCAGTCCCGACAGCACCCCATGGGCGAGTCAATCGGTGCGGATTACCTCTGTGCTGACCGCCGGATCCGTCCTGCGCACTGCCGACGCTGAATTCAAGACTGATCAGGCCGGTGCCTACTCTGTTACCGTTCCGCCGGGCCTCTACCGCGTGTCGGTGCTGACGAGCGATCGCGGCTACGTTGATATCGGGATGATCACCGTCGCGCCTGACGTGGCCCCTGCGAGCCTGAACCAGCTTATAATGGTCCAGCAGACGACCGCACCGCGGGATCCATTGGTCGACCAGTTACAGCAAATGATTTCAGATTTCGAGGCCGGAGCGCCTACAACCGAACCGGAAACGGACTTTTTAGCGCTCTACCTACTCGCCCGAGGGTGAACCCATGTCACTTGTAAGCCGCTTGACTGCCACATTCAACCAGATCGCCGCGGACATCAAAGCCCTGCAGGCCGGTGCCGGCGGTGGCGCTGCGATCAACGACGCGTCGACAACCAGTACGACGACGACCTGGTCGGCTCAGAAGTCTACAGCCGCGATTGCTCAGGTCAAAACCGATATCCTCGGCGGCGCCTCGGCGGCCTACGATACCCTACTCGAGCTGCAGAACATCATCGTCACCGACGAGTCTACCGCCGCGGCCCTTGCAACAGCAGTCAACAACCGTGTGCGCTTCGATGCCTCGCAAACCCTCACAACTCCGCAAATGCTGCAGGCCTGCACCAACTTGGGCATTGGCGACCCCGACACCGATTTCCTGGCCGCATACAACGCGGCGAAGGCTTGAGCCGTGTCGCTAGTCAGCAGACTGACCGCCGCCTTTGCCGCTTTGGCTGGGGACGTCAAAACTTTACGACGACAGTCTGCCTGTAACTCGGGCGGGCTGATAACCGGCGTCTATTACGACAACGCCTATCTAGGTGCAGGTTCCGCGACGCTAGCCGCAAGCGCGGGGCTGATCGCCGCCGTGCCGTTCTGCACTGCAACCGCTATGACCATTGATCGCCTCGGCATCGTGGTTACGACACTGGCAGCCAGCGGCACGGCCGATCTGCATATTTACGAATGCCTCGCCAACGGCTGGCCGGGCGCTAAACTCCTGTCGACCTCAGCGCTGGCCACTACCAGTACGGGCATCAAGGAGGCGACCGTTAGCTTCACATTCGAGGCTGGCAAAACCTATTGGCTGGCAATCCGCGCGAGTGTGGCGGTGAGTGTTCGCGGCGTGCCGCTGACCAGCGCTAAACAATTCGGCATGATCACCGCTGACGGTAGCGGCACCTCATACGCCACTGCACTAGTGCAGTCTTCCAGTATGGCTGGTGCGGCCCCCTCGCCGTGGGGCACGGTCGCCTTTGCTCAACTGTCAGCAGTGGTGCCACCGTCTTTCCGAATGAGGGCCGCATGATGCCAGTCAAAGGGCTGAACACCGTTCGCAATAATCTCAAGGC